GCAACTGCTCACCGGCGTGCATCTGCGCCTCGATGACGACGGCCTGGAGTGCGCCGCCACCGACGGCCATCGCCTGGCGGTGCTGCGCTTGGCGAACATCACCGAACAGCCGGCGGCGACAGCCGTTGAGCCGGTGGAAGGAGAACCCTTCGCTGTGACGGTGCCGGCCCGCTCGCTGCGGGAGCTGGAGCGGCTGCTCACGGGTCGTCCCAGCAGTGAACCCCTCAACCTGTTCTGTGATCGGGGCCAGGTGGTGGTGCTCTGGGCCGATCAGGTGCTGACCAGCCGCACCCTCGATGGCACCTATCCCAACTACCGCCAGCTGATCCCGGAGTCGTTCAATCGCCGCATCGTTCTCGATCGCCGTGGTTTCGTCTCCGCCCTGGAGCGGGTGGCGGTGCTGGCTGATCAGCACAACAACGTGATCAAGATCAGCAGTGATCCGGCGGCCGGCAAGGTGATGATCCGTGCGGATGCTCAGGACGTGGGCAGCGGTTCCGAGTCGCTGGCGGCCGAGATCAGCGGCGAAGAGATCGAGATCGCCTTCAACGTCCGCTACCTGCTCGACGGTGTCAAGGCGATGAACGCCGATCAGGTGGTGCTGCAGTGCAATGCCCCCACCACCCCGGCGGTGCTGGCGCCTGTTGGGGAAGCGAACCCGCTGACGTACTTGATCATGCCAATCCAGATCCGAGGCTGAACCATGACCACCGAGCTACAGCTGTACCGGGTCCGTGTGCGCCAATATTGGAGCGCCGAAGCCACCGCGATGGTGTGGGCCCCCGATGCAGAGACGGCCGAGATGTTGGCGGAACGGGAGGTGGAGATGAGCGCTCATGACGCCAAAGAGATCGGCCCGTTGGCATTCGCCAAGCCCGAGCCGATTGACGATGGCGTGCTGGATCGCATGGATGATGACGACCTATGGCTGATCCTGCCGGATGGTGAGCTTTGCGACAACGACCGGGCCGGCCTGGCCCGGTTCCGATCGTTCATCACGCCTGAGCAGCTGGAGGCTATGCGACTGGCCCGAATCGAGGCCGGTAACGGCCAGCTGTCATTGATGGGGGCCCTCAATGACTGACTTCCGCGCCCTGTGCGCTGAGCTTGTCAAGGAGCTTCACAAGCACACATCTTTACACGACGGCCACGAAAGCGCCATGGTAACCCGCGCCCGCGCCGCCCTGGCTGAGCAGCCGGTGGGGCCAACGGCAAGCGACGTGACTGAACTGTTCTATCGCCACTTGGGCGAAGGCTCTGAAGTCGGTTTTGAGAGCGCCATTGCGGAAGCACTCGCCCGCTGGGGGCAGGCATGAAATCGAATGCCTGGGCAGTGTTTTGGATCTGCCTCTTTCTTTACGAAATCGCCAATCAACTTTATCCACACGGAATTAACCCATGACCACCGACTTCCGCGCTCTGTGCGCTGAGCTGGTTGACATTGCTACCGCGCATTGCCACCCCGACGATGATGCCGTTGGTTACTGCGCTGCTGTTCTTGGCCGCGCCCGCGCCGCCCTGGCCAAGCCGGAGCCGCCCGTCGATGGGGAAGTGGCGGAGCTGGTGGCGAAGTTGCGTGAGACGGCAACCAATCTGGACAATGATTGGTATCACGCTAGTGCTCGCATCATGCGCAGCGCTGCCGACCTCCTGGAGCGCCTGACCGAGCCGGAGCCGGAAGGGCCGGCTGTGCCTGCTGGCAGGGAACCGGCCTCCGTCATCGAAGATCCTACCGATCAAGAGATCGAAGACTGGGCGGACGCCTCCGACGACGTACCAGGCGTGTTCCTTGATCCCGACTCGGGCCGCTGGGAGCGCTGTTTTTCATCGGAGGAGTTTGGCGCGACTGCTCGCGCTGTCCTCGCCCGCTGGGGCCGGCAACCTGCCTCAGACGCCCCAGCTTCATGCCCGCCTGGTGGGTGACGATCCGCCTTGATCCCTGCCGCACTCGGGATGAGCTGATCACCGCACGCTCTCAGTGGTCGGCCGGCTGGCTTTACCGGCAGCTGCACCCCACCATCGAGGTGCTCATGGTGCGGCCAGTGTCGCGGTGAGTGGGGCCCGAAGGCCCCTACCACCACGCACGACGCGAAGTCGCAGCGCCGACGCAGGAACACCACATCCCTGCGCTGGCATCACCCTACTGCCCGCTGCTATGGTGTGCAGGTCAGCTGGCGTGCCCTGAGAGGCCCGGCCGACACCACCACAGCATTCTCACCAATGACCACCACCTGCCTTGCGGCATGGGCGCTTGCGCTTGTGCTGCTACCCATTCTGTTCCTGGCCTGGCTCACGGAGTCCCGCATCGATCGCGCCCGTCGCTGGCGGCGAGACGGCTGGACCCAGCAGCGCATCGCGGATCGCCTGGGCTGCAGCCGCACCACCGTGCGCCGGTTGCTCGCTTGACACAAAAAAAATCCCCCCGGCGCAGCACCGGAGGGACGGTACCCACCGCTGCAGGCTGCCGATTCATTGCAAGCCGTCTTAAAGCGCTGCGGTTTTGCAATCTATGCGCTATGGTTTTAACAGCGAGGCGACTCGCGACCACCACGCCACCACCTGCCATGCCTGACGACGATGACGACTGGGATCCCAGCGATGAGCTGCCGCCCGATGACGGCGAAGACGACTGCTACGACTACGGCCATGAGTGCCTGACCGCCGCCGAACGCAACCCATCGCTGTGCCGCCGATGACCACTTCACTGTTTGCTCTCACCTCCGAGGCCACCCTGCTGGCCGCCCGGATTGACAACACCGCCGAGCGGCTGTTCAGCGAAGATCCCGCCGACGTGGCTGCCGCCACCGAAGCGCTAGAGCAGCTGATCACCGCAGAGGCCAGCAACCGCTCTGCCCTCACCGCCAAGGCTGACGCCTGGTGCTGGGTTGTTGATCAGCTGCGGGCCAGGGCCACCGCCCAACGCGAACACGCCAAGCGGCTAGCCACCCTGGCGGAGCAGGCTGAGCACCGCGCCGAGACACTGCAGGATCAGCTGATCGCCGCCCTGTGCCGCGTCGATCCTGACGCCACGAAATGGGAGCTGCCGGCCCACAAGATCACCAGCCGTCGCAGCGCAGCCGTCGAGCTAGATCCTGATCTGCTGCCCGAGGATCTACCCGAGCAGTTCCGCCGGGTGAAGGTCACCACCAGCGCCGATCGCACCGCCCTTGCCGCCGCCCTCAAGGCTGGCGCCACCGTCGAAGGTGCCCAGCTGATCGAGCGCCGCAGCTGGAAGATCAGCTGATCGTTGCACCTTGTTTCGCTGTAGTTTCACAACCGACAACCTGCGGAGCTACAGCACCATGATGACCACCGACCACCACCACCACACCATGACCATCACCCTTCCCGCTCCCACCATCGAGGCCGAAGGCGCCCTCGCCGATGACGTGCTTCAGGCCGCTCGCCAGGTTGTCGAGCGCTACAGCGCCCAGTTTCCCGTCTACAGCTGCGATCCCTGGCAGGGCTGCGGTGTCAAAAACCCACCGCTGCTGACCCTGCTGGATCAGCTGATCGGTGCTGCCGAACCGGTCGCTGCCGCCATCGCCGACAACAGCTGGGATGACTGCCTGCCGGTCCCAGCCGCAATGGCCAAGGGCATGGCCGAAGCGCTGCACCGGCTTGCCGACACCATCACCGCCGCGGCGGCTGCTCCTGAACGCATTTGACCATGCCCGTCTTTCTCATCGCTTACACCTCTACCCACCAGCATCATGCAATCCGCCACGAAACCGAATGGGTCTGCAGCATCGGCTACGACCGCGATCGTGCTCGCCAGACGTTCCAAGATCGTTTCCCCACAGCTGCCGTCGTTCATTGCCAACCGGTCAAATGATGCCTGCCACCATATTCACGCTGGCGTTGCTCGTAAGTGGTGCCCTGATCAGGCACGCGATCAAGCTGAGGCCCGCCGAGCTGCAGCTGTTGCCAAGGCCGAGGCCCGTCGCGGAGCCCTAGGCAACCTGGCAGTGATCGCCCTGGCGGTGATGGCCATCGTGATGGCGCAATACGCGCTACAGGTCAACGCTGAGCAGCAGCTGATTCAGGAGCGGATCCACTGATGCCGACCCGTTACAAGGCGCTCACCGAAGAGCCGATCCAGTGCGGCGAAGGTATCACTCGAACATCAGATGTAAGCGCCAGATTGTGGCCGGTTGAGGTCACCTTTGGCGCCGATACCCGGCCACTGCGCACCACGATCAGGGCCACCAGCATCAAGCAGGCGGAACAGTTCGCCCGCAATCGCCATCCTCATGCTCGCACTGTTGTTGTGGGAAAAAAGCTGAAATGAACCCATCTGATGCAGAGATTGAAGTTTTATTCCGCTCATGGCGGGGCGCCTCATACCCCGGCGCCCCGCCAGGTCCGCATGCACTGGCTACCCACATCGGATGGGGCCAGTGGTTGCTGCAGCGCACGCGAGAGCAGTTGGAAAGCGGATTGAAACCGTAACCCCATCACATCAGGAGTACACCACTAATGCTTATCGGTACTTGCATTCTCTCCGTCGTTGTCGGCATCTGGCTGGTTCACTTCCTGCATGAAGTGGAGCACGGCTACAGCCGGAGCGAGATTGATCGTCAGCTTGATTCCTATCGGGCAACTGATGATGAACTGATCGACTGGGATCATCACACCAGCGGAGGGCGCCGTGGCTGATCTTTCTCCGGCAGCAGAATCCGTCTGGGAAGCCTTCAACCTGGACAAGCCTGGGGTGCTGGTTGATTACGGCGAGTGCTTGGCTGCGGCACTCAAGGCTGCTGCTCTTTATTGCCCTCACAACCGGCACGTTCTGCTCATGATCGCTTCGGAGCTGGAGGGACATGGCCCGCTCTGAGCATTTCCAAGCCGCCACGCTTCGCATCGAGGCGCAGCGCGACGGTGATCAGTGGTCATTCACCGCCTGGCGCCCTCACGTCAGCCAAGGCTTCACCGATAGCCGCTCCCTGCTGCGGTGGGCGAAATGGCCGATCAAGACACCAACCGGCGACGCCCTTCGCCAGTGGCTTGCTGCTTTGGAATCTGCGCCGGTGGCGATCGATGGCTAAGCATCCGCTCACCGAAGACGCAATCCGGGACATCCTGACCAGCGAAGAACCTCGCGACACGCTGGCCCGGCGCTACGGCTGTCACCGCTCCGCGATCTATCAAATCCTGGACGGCAAGAGCCATGCCGCCATCGCGCCAGAGCTGCCCCGCCGGCAGCCGGCCCGTAGCTGCAGCGATTGCCAGCACTGGCAGCACGGCAGCGAGTGCGACCTGGGGTTCCCGGATCCTCGGCTGGAGGGGATCCAGTTCGCCCGCGACTGCTCCACCTATGTGGCGCGGACCTGATGGCCCGCTACCTGCTGACCGTGACCGAAGCTGCCGCCGCCCTCGGGGTGAGCCCCAGCCACATCAAACGACTCATCGCCGAGGCGGACGCCAACCGGAAGAGCCGCTGGCGCTGGGGCCGCGAGCTGATCGACCTGGCGCCCGTCGGGGCTACCCGGCGGACGGTGCGGGTGAATCTGGCGATGGTGGTGCCGGGGCTGCCAGCGCCCGCTCCGCAGCCTCTGCCACCGCATGCGGCTGAATGTGCGCCCGGTACGTCTTCGCGTGCTGCGTCGGCGTGTGCCCCATGAGCCGCGCCGCGGTGTAGATGTCCAGCCGGCTCCCGCCCTCTCGCCACAGCCGGCCCGCGTAGGCATGGCGCAAGGCGTACGGCCGCCAGGGCAGGCTTTGCTTTGCCAGCTCCTTGGACAGCCATTTCGCCACCATGTCCGGCCGATCATGCGCCGCACCTTGGAGGGTGGGCCGCAGCCGCCGATCATGCAGCCGGAACCGCTCGACCCACTCGCGGGGTAGAGGCACCACCGTGCGGAAGCCGGTCTTGCTCTGCTCCTGAACCTGGCAGTAGTCCCGGTCGATCAGCGCCGCCCCCTCGATTTCATGCGGCCGCAGGCCGTAGGTAGCCATCATCCCGAAGTACCAGCTGGCGGGCCCGCTGCCCTCCACCCAGCTGATGATCTCGGCATCCGTGGGCACGGCCACCAGCTCAGCCTGTGAATAGGTAGGCAGCGGCACCTCCGGGAACGGCACCGCCACCAGCCGCGAAAGGTGCCGCAGCAGGTAGAACAGCTCCTTGTAGGAGCAGCTGCTCCGGTCGTACCGCCCCAGCGCTGCCGCCATGCTGTCGGAAGTGCAGGCGCTGGCCGGGTTGATCTGTCTGAGCCGGCCCAGGTAGTTGATCTCCCAGGTGCTCTCCGACGTTCGGCCCAGCAGCACCCTGGCCCGGTGCAGCCGGCTGATCGCCTCCCGCCAGGTGATGCCCTGCTCCTGCTCATCCTGCCAATAGGCCCACCCGAAGGTGCCCTGCTCCAGCTGCCGCTCCAGGGTCTGCAACTGCTTGGCCGCCACCCGGCGGTTCACCGCGGTGTCATCCAGCCGCAGCGCGATCCGGGTCTGCGCTAGGCCCGGCTTTCCATCGCGCCGGGGCACCTTGGCCAGCAGGTACAGGCGGCCTCTCTGGGCGGTGACTGAGGCCATAGGTCGGAATACGACTTTGACGGGCGGGACGGTTGAGCCCGATGCACGGGCCGTGCATATCTAGCCGATTTCCTGGCCTTTCCTGATCCTTGCTGCACCCTGCAGCGGATCGCATCAGGTGGCCAAACCGCCTGCCCCGCCGTCACTTTCCGCTCTACGACAGGCCAGCACCGCCAGGTACAAAGGCTCTGGTATTTCGCGAATATCGTATTCCCTGCCCAGTTGCCGCAGGGGATCTCAGCCCCCGTGCATATCCGGTGCGTAGGATGCCCCGGTTAATACCCGGCAACTTAGGGCATGACTGATCTGCCGACCTGGGAAGTGGTGCCGCGTGGCGGCCAGCTGGTCTGGCGGGTCTGCGGCCCTGATGGCTTGTGCGTAGAGGATTGCTCCGGGAAGCGGGCGCAGGCTCGCTTTGATGCCGAGTGCCGCAGCCGCGGGATCCACCTACCTCGCGGTGGACCGTCGCAACCGATGCGCGGGCCCTGCGAAGTGGATGAACCTGGCACCTGACGCACCGTGATTCTTCCTGACCATCAGATCCGTGCCTTCTGCGAAGAGGGCATGGTCACTCCGTTTGAGCCGTCCCTGATCAATCCGGCCAGCCTGGACGTGCGGCTAGGCGGCAGCCTGCTGATCGAATCCGCCCAAGGGCCCAGAATGGTGCGCTACCCGCTGGAGGGCCACACAGAGGGCCGGCCGTACCTGCTGCAGCCCGGACAGTTCGTGCTGGCGCAGACCGTGGAGGTGTTCCACCTGCCGCCGACCGTGGCTGCCCAGTTCATGCTCAAGAGCAGCCGGGCCCGCGAGGGGCTTGAGCACCTGATGGCCGGCTACTGCGATCCAGGCTGGAGCGGTTCGGTGCTGACCCTAGAGCTCCACAACAGCCGCCAGCTGCATCCGGTCGGCCTCTGGCCTGGCATGAAGATCGGGCAGATGGTGTTCCATCAGATGGCCGCTGCACCCGATCGCGACTACCGCGAAACCGGCCGCTACAACGGGGACGCCACCGTGATGGCCAGCAAGGGCTAGGCCGCGATCCAGTCCATCAGCCGCTGCTCCCTGATCGGGTTCCAGCCGTGATGCGCCCGGAACCAGTCCAGCGCATCAGCGTGGCCTTTGCCCAGGTTGCAGGTTGAGCATGCCGGGACCAGGTTCTCCCGTGCTGTGACGCCACCTCTGGCCAATGGGCGGACGTGGTCGAGGGTTTCGGCCACATCACCGCAATATGCGCAATCTGGCCCCCAGTCCGCGAAGATCCCGCGGCGGAGCCTGGCCTTGCCCTCGCGTTTTGTCACCAGTTCAGCTCCGTCGATGCAGTGGCGAAGATTCACCGAGAAGGCGGCAGGGTTAGCTGAAGGTCCATCCCCAGCCGGATGCCGGGCCATCGGCCAACCAGCGGGGGTTCATGTTGCGGAAGCTGTAGCGCTGGCTCTGCCCTGCCCGTCCGCCCTGCTGAACCCAGGTGCCATGGATCAGGTCGAGGTCCCCGTAGGGGTCATGGACGATCCAGGAAGAGGCATCAGCCGTGAAGCCGATCACGGTGACGTAATGCCCGCCACCGCTCGGGCTGCTCACCGGCCCATTGTGCAGGAGGCCGATCGCGCAGGGTCGGCCGCCCCTGATCTCGGCCATCAGCTCGCCAGGCGTCATGTTCTGCCGGAACCGGGCACGGACGCCGAGGGCCTTCAGTGCCAGCGCATGCGCCTGCTGGCTGGTGGTATCTCCGTAGCGCTGCACCACCGCCAGGTAGTCGAGATCATCCTTGATCCCCTTGACGCCCATGTACGCCAGGCACATCGCAATGCTGCTCGTTTGGCACTGTCGCCAGCCTTCCGGCCCGTTGTCCGTCTGGGCGAAGAACGGCACCTTCAGCGGATTGCTCACCCGGCTAGGCGTGGGCGATGCTTCCGGCTTCACCGGCGGATCGGCCCGCCACATCTCGGAGAACTGGGCCAGGGTTGCCGATGGCACCTGCTCATTCAGCCAGTTCAGCGCCGCGATCTGATGCGACAAGCCCTTGAAGCTCCTGGCAACACTGGTGAGCCTGATGTCTGCCATGCTGCCGGCGCTGCTGCCTCAGGTTTCCGGCAACCTCAGGCAATCGCTCTGCGGTGATGGCAGCGCCGACACTGGCATGGGGCGAGTCCAATCTGTTCCGGCTGCCCGACGACAGCCACCTATGGGGCAGGGAGTTTGAGCTACTGCCGGCCGGCACAATGTTTGCCGCCGGTTCGATCCTCCACGGCTTGATCGGCATCGAGGCGGAACCACTGGACGGCAGTCGCTGCCAGATCAGCGATGGTGCGCTGCTGGTGATCATCGGGCTAGGCAAGACTGAGACCGACGAGCTGGAGGGCTATCGCGATGATGTGATCAGCGGTTTCAAGGCAAGGCAGCTGCAGGATGTTGACGCTCAGGGCTGACGCCGCTTGAACCGGCCTGATTCATCCCGCTCAGCGCCAGGCTGATCCTGGGCCCGCAGGGCAGGGTTGAACGTGCCATAGCCGAGGGTGAACCCGCCCCTGCCGGCGGCTCCGATGCCCATGATCGGCAACGCGGTCATCCAGCAGCGGTCCATGCCCTCGGGGCCCCGGTTGCTGAGGCGGCAGTCGATCAGGTAGATCGAACCAACGGCAAGGGCCATGCTGGAGGCGGCCTTAAACACCGAGCTAGCGGCGCCGATGGTGCCGAGGATGCTGCTGAGCTTCATGGTTGCTGCTCCTGTCGTGGAAGGTCCTGCTGCTGGATCCGCTCACGGTTGATGCCGACACCCACCAGGGCAAGCAGGGCAATAGCGACAGCCGCCCAGCTAGCAGCGGTGCCAACTGACCATGAGGCAAGGGAGGTGCCACCGCGGCGGGAGGCGTCAGAGGTGACCAGCTGATCGACCTTGGCCGCCAGGCTGGCAATATCAGCACTGGTGACCATGTGGCGCTCCAGTTCCACCTGCCGCTGCTCCAGCCGCTCAATCCGTGACAGGAACGCTGCGGTACTGGCCTGGCTTTGCGTGATGGTGGCCTGTAACCCGCAGATCAGGCCGTCCAGCTTGCCGAGCCGGTCAACGATCGCGAGCAGGTTATCGTTTTCGTTCACGGGATCCGGCACATCCATATCAGGTTTCCGGCATCACCGGCTGCAGCGCCGCCACAAACTCCGCCGGCAGATTGCAGGCCGTGGCCGTGCTCACCAGCTGAGCAATCAGCTCGGGTGATGCAGCGCCGTCACGCGCGACCAGCGCCCAGCAGGCAGCGAAGTCGCCAGCATCGCCGGACTGCGCTTTCTCCAACGCAACCGGCAAAGCCGTGACGGCAGGCTCGCAGCCGGATTCGCGGGCGTTCCCCATCAGCGCGGCGACCTCGGGGAAGATCAACAAGCCGCCTCGGAACGTGGCCCAGTCGGGGGTGGGGGCGGGCACTGGCAGCAGTGCAATCTGCCAGCCACGGGTGACGGCGCGGGCGTCGGTGTCAATCGCCTCGGTGGGGATGAGCTGTTGCGTGGTGGGGTCGTAGGTGGGTTGTCCCTGTTGGATGACGGACATCTCCAGGTAGCGGGGATCCAGGCCCACCACGGGTTCGTCGTCCTGCCGGGGGTAGGGGTGCAGGGTGGAAGTGGTGGTGTCGTAGAGGATGCGGGGCATTAGATCGTGGGAGCAATGGATCTGTAAGGGTGACCGCTAGGGAGGTTGGCGTTTAAGTTCCATTTGTGGGCCAGATAGCCCTCCATCTGCTGTCGATCAGCAGTTGACAAGGCTGATGAAGTTATGACAATTTCATTTATGCTGCCATTGTAGACGGTAGTACCAGCGCCGCCATCGCCTCTAGCTAGATATTGAGTTCCTCCATAATTTATTGCGCCATTTGCTAGCGTGCTCCCTGTGGTTGCTGTTCCGTTTGCCCAAGTGCTAAATGTAGTGCTTGAATGGACGGCGCTAACAATGCTGGACGAAGAGCTTGTTATGTTCCAGTTGGCAACGTTGTTTGACACGCCATTGCCTAGCCTAATTTGAATGACAGCACCTCTAAAAGTCCAGTTAGTTACGTCAGCAGTGCCGAGAATCATGAAGTTGCCAGGTGCTGCACTTACAGCAAAAAATGAAAGCGCTAATTGGCTTGTACTTCCATAGGCACTGGCAAGCGCTAAAAAATCATTTACGCCATCAAATGTAATAGTGTTGTTGGAGTAACTGGGCCTGTTGCCCGCCGTTCCTTGAGTTGCATGTCGGGCATTGCCGCTTTTATCGTTCCATTGGCTGACGGCGCCACTCACTGTGGTAACGGTTGCCGCATCCGCAGCATCCAACCAAAGCGCAGTGGTGATCTGCAATGGTGTCCAGGGGATGCCGAAGCGGTAGGAGTTAATCAGCATTTCAAGTCCTTGTCCCAATCAGCCAGACCTTTAACCCCTTGCCTGCAATCGTGCTGCCGATCTGATCAATGTCAATCGTGATCTCAGCATCACTGGCCAGGCTGCTATCACTGATCACCGCAGGCGTGCCGCTGCCGACTGAGGTCTTGGCGCTGACATCAATCTGCGGCTTCGTGGAGAAGACCGTCGTGCCGCCTTCCTTGATGTTGACCACCAAGGCGCTGCCAGTCGGCGCCGTGTTGACGTTGAGCCGCACCGCCGTCAGCGTCATCGCCACCGGCATTCTGAAGGTCACCTTGGCCGTGCCGGTGGTGAGCGAGGTTGTCTCATCGCTGCAGGCAATGCCGATCTCAATCGGCGCCCCGGTGAGCGTGTTGAACGCTTGGGTGCCGGTGTGTGTGGAGCGGTCCCGGAGCTGGGCATCTGCGGCGTTCGCCGTGGCCCCGGTTGCCACGCCATCGAGCTTGGTCTTGTCCGCGCTCGACATCGAACCAGCCGCGCTGGTGGTGGCTGCGGTGATCCCCACCGTCTGCGTGCCGGCGTTGTAGGTGATCGGCGCCGTGGAAGCGACCACACCAGCAGGTCCAGTGGCTCCAGTTGCTCCGGTCGGCCCGGTAGATCCCTGCGGACCCGTTGCGCCGGCGAGGCCGGTTGCGCCCGTTGCCCCAGCAGGGCCCTGCGCCCCGGTGTCGCCGGTGTCACCCTTAGCGCCTTGCGGGCCGGTGGCGCCGGTAGCTCCGGCGGCACCTTGGGTGCCGGTCGGGCCAGTCGGTCCAGAGGGGCCGGTCGGCCCGGTTGCGCCTGTTGCTCCAGTGGGCCCCACCATGCTCACGCCAGTAGGCCATGCCCCGCCGGCCTTGGGCCCGTAGATGATCGAGGCGGTGGTGTTGATGAAGAAGTCGCCGTTGGCCCCGGTGCCGCTGCTCGGAGCACTGGTGCCGCTCAGCAGCGTCCGGCCATCAGCGCCTGCAGCACCGGCTGCACCAGTGGCGCCTGTGCTGCCCTGCGGGCCAGCTGGCCCCTGCTGCCCCTCGGCAATGTTGAAGATCACCGATCCCCAAGCACCGGCTGTCTTCGGCCCGTAGATGTCGCCGTTGGTGGTGTTCAGGTAGAAGTCGCCATTGCTGCCCACACCAGAGCCGGGCGCTCCGCTGCCCTGTCGCCACGACGCTCCAACGCCTGCAGGGCCGGTCGGACCAGCGGGGCCCGGTGGCCCAGGGGTGATGACCTTGATTACAGCGGGACAGCTCATGGATCCCTCCGAGTAGTGCGTAGCGAGACGGATACAGAGCCGGCCGCCAGGTGGTGATCATCGGCTGCGGTGCTGCCAGGCGCCACCATGAGGCAGTCGTAGCGGTAGACCTTGCCAACCTTCAATGTGTTCACCGTCGCCTCTGGCAAGATCAGCCGCACCACGCCAGTCGAGGCGTTGGCGTTCACCGTCACCGGATAGATCGTCCGTCCTTTCTCATCGCTGACGGTCGCATTCACGTCCCACCCGGTAAAAGTCCACGGCGTGGTGCCGGCAGTGTTGCTGTACAGCTGCAGCTCCAGCAGCGCGTCAATGCCCTGCTCCATCGCCCAGGTTTCGCTTTCCACCCACGCCACAGGTCAGAACCTCCTTGCTGCTTCAGGTTTCCGGTTCCCAGGCTTCGTCCACTGCAGGCGTGGCCGGGTCATCCGCCTTGAACTTGCCGCCAACGCGGGCCCGCTTGGCTGGTGCTACTGGATCCGGTGTTGCCGGCTCCGGTTGCGCCGGCTCCCGCCCCAGTGCCTGCAGCATCCGCTCAACGCTGGTGCCAGGCGAGATTGCAAAGCTCATAGTGTGAAGGGGCCCAAAGGGCCCCCAAGAAGTGAACCGCAGACGATCGATCAGGCGTATTGAACGCTGATCGTGTTGACGCCTGCCGGGGCATCGGCGGAAGTGCCAGCCACCGCCCTGATGGCGATCACGCGAACATCGCCGGTGAGGTCCGTAGCAGGTGCAGTCCGGGCGATCTCGCGCACCGCAGCGCCAGAGAGGGCGATCTCCTGGATGCCGGGGGCGAGGGTCACCACGGCGATGGTGCCGTAGGTGTCGGGAGTGGTGCTCCCTTCGGGCACATGAGCCACCTGGATGGTGTATTGACCGGCGGCGCTTGCGTTGCCGTGGACCACGAGCTTGAACACATCCTGGGATTCCAGGCGGGTGTTCAGCAGCAGCGCGGTGCCGGTGCGGGTGGCAGCGGCGCGGCCACGGGCGCCAGCAGCGACAGCACCGACCAGAACGGTCAGTGCATCGAGCGAGTAGCCCCTGCGAGGGGCGAGACCAGTAGAGCGAGACATTGGGTGTACCTCAGGGGATCAGGAAGGGAATCAGGCCACCACGGCCGCATCGGTCACGCCGAACAGGCGACTGGCAGAACGACCGTTGTAGATCGCCATGCCGCAATACCATTCGATCCGGGTGCGATCGACAGGCGCATCAGGCACTTCGCCCATAGCCCGCACCGAGATGCCGAACTGCCCGCGGCAGCGGCCCTGGATGGCAGTGGTGAGCAGGTCACCCATCGCCACGCAGTAGATGCTGGTGCTGGAGCTGGCTTCGGTGAACGGCTGAACCGTTTGGTTCTGAGCATTCACATCCGTCACGATGATCGGAATGTCGCCGTACTGCGTCACCCGACGACCGAAGGTGTCCTGCTCATAGTTGATGAATCCACCGATGGAGGTGGCACGGCTGGCGGTATTCAACCGGCGGCGCATCTTTTTGTTCATGATCAGCACCTTCTGGCCGCCCATGGCGTCCACGGCATCGATCAGCTCATCGAGGGCCGACAGCGACAGGGCGCCGCCCATCGAGATCGCCTGGGAGCTACCGGAAACGATCCGGCGCTTCAGGCCATCAAAAGCGCGAGGGTTGGCCGATTCATCACCGTTGATGAACTGATCCTCGAACGTCATCCGCATCGAGGTGACCTTCATCCGCACCTGATCACCCACGGCATCAGGGCCGCGCATGTCGATGATGGAAGTGTCAACATCAACCTCAGCGCCAAGCACCTTAAGGCGCTCAGATTGGGGGTTGAGCACGCCGTAGGAGGCATCGAGAGTTTCGTTGATGCCACGGAAGCCCACGGAGGGCAGCTCCTGCTCAACGTCATAGAACACGCCTTCGCCTTCCACATCCTGGAAGGGGATCACGCGCATCAGTTCGCCTTCGGCGAGTTCACGAATAACAGCGAGGCGAGCCGGATCCCTTTCGGATTTGGCAGCCTCCAACAGGGTTAAGCCCATGGGAGATGATTGGAATGAACGACGGGTTGCGGCATCACGCCAGGGGTGGGAGGCATCACGCCTCCCGCGTTACTGCAAACTGCCAGCAGTGCTTAAGCCGTTTTCCGGCGAGCACCGAAGGATTCGCGGAACAGCTGCCCAGTCGGCACCTTGCTCAGGTCTGCCGAGTTGTTGACGCGGCCATCGCGGCCAGAGCGAGCACCACTACCAGAGCCGTATTCCGGCTGAAAGTGCATCCCGTGAACGGCGTCCTTCCGCAGCTTGGTGAAGAACTCAGTCGGCGTGATCCGCTTGCCGGTCTCTTCGTCCAGCCTGGGTGAGCCGTCCGCATCCATCAGGTAAAGGCCGTTGCGGTCTTCGGCGAACTGATTGCCGTACAGCTGCCAGATGTAGTCGAACGGTGTGCGGCCATCGATGCTGGAGGCTTCCTGCAGGCCCTTGGCCGCCAGGAACTCGCGCTCGGTCTTGATCCGCAGCGCTTCCCGCTCGGCCGCGGTCTTCTGCTGCTGCAGCTCACCGGTGATCCGTTCCAGCTGTTCCTGATACTTGCGCTCTTGATCCTGCAGGCGGATGGTGGTCTGCTGCTCGATCATCTGCCGCTGCTGATCCGCTTCACGGGCTCGCTGGCGAGCTTCATCGAGCAGCTTCGGATCTACTTGTCCGACTTCCCGCAGCTGGGCATCGAGCTGGGCGGCGCGAGAGGTTTCCTGGCGCCTGAGGTCACGTTCCGCCTTGAGGGCTTTCTTCAGGCCAGCCAGGTCATCGATGTTGTCGCCGCCAGTGCCGGGATCCTGATCGGTGATCTCAGCCGGTGCCGGGGAACCGGTGGCCGTACCGCCAGCAGGGTCTCCGTCGGGCGATTGCAGCAGATGGTGGGGGATGGAACGCATGTGGGCATCACGCCGAAGTGCGCTGTAGCTTTCCGGCCTGCTGCTGCTGGCTGAGCTTGATGCGTTGCAACGCGATCCGCAGCTGCGCCGTTTCCACCAGGGCGGCTTCGGCTTCGGTGAGCCGCTGCTGCTGGGTCATGGGGTCAGATCGGATGTGGTGAAGCCAAGCGCTAGGAGCTGCTCACGGCAGTAGTCAGGGTTGCCCCAGTCCCAGTAGAAATACGGTGCTAGCCAGGTTGCAGCCTGAGCAGCATATTGTGGCGCTGGCGGCTTTTGGGCTATCAGCGGATTCCTTGGTAGCCGCTTCCAGCGTGGATCATCCTGGCCGTTAACATCTGAGAAAGTGACAACTGTAGGGGGTAGGTCGGATGCGTATCGCAGCGCAGTTGCAAAAGTTGGATCAAGCCTAGAAACCGCGAGCCATTTATCTTGATACTTGTCTGGTAAGTTATCTGAAAATGCAGCGTACATGCTACCTCTTGAACTTGGCGGATAATAATAAGACTGATAGTCTTCACCGCCTAAGCTATTACCCAAGGCGAAAAGTGCTGTTTCCCATTGTGAAACATTGTTTAAGATCTTAAATGCTGCTGGGGTAACGTAAGAAACTCCAGACAAAGTACGCAGCCAATTTTCAATATAGAAGTTGCCACCTATACCGACTAAACCTTCTGAAAAGCCGTTTTGCAATGAAACAAAATTATCTAAATAGGTATCGTTTTCATTTTCAATTTCATTTCCTTTTCTGACTGGAGTTGCCAGTAAATCGCCGAATCTTACACAAGAAACATATTCAGAAATGCGATTCGTAACAGGTCCATAGCGCTCAAACTTGAACAGGCTTTTTATTTTATTTGGCACATTTGATAATTGCCTGACAGATGAGCGTCCTACAATGAAAGCCTTGTGAGTCGTGGGGCCTATCGGGCCAATAAAGCCACCGCCGGATGTGACGTAGTAAAGGAGCGCAATGCAGGTAGTGCCATCAAGCGGCAAGCACGCAAATTGTGTATACGTGCCATACTGACCAGCATAGTCCAATCCGCGATCAAACTCAATGGTTAAAGATTTAGAAAGATCACCAGAATAAAGTTTAAGTACGGTGTCATTTCCTGGGTTGCCGACAAACCTGATTCCTATCGAATACCAAAGCATATTGTGCGGGCTAATATCCCCCCCGCTAGTAGCCGCCGGCTCCGGCCTCCGGTAGTTCTTACTGCTAGCGCCAAACTTCCGCAGCTGCGGCCGTGGCTTCAGTGATGGCGGCGGCTTCTGCTGTTCCTGCCCTGTCCCCAGCCGGCGGCGATTGGCCAGGATGCGAGCCTTGACTACCTCCAGGATGGCAAACGGTACTTCCTGCAGATCCAGGTTGACCGACGGGCTCACGGCTTGACGCCGAGGGTGATGCTGAACGCTCGACTCTGGCCTGCTGCGAGCGTGATCGGGCTGCTGTAGAGATTGACCGCATAGGGTTTGGTGCGTGATGGCAGCTTGATCACCATCGCATCAAACGTGAACCCTGCCCCAGTCGCGGGGCCGAACTGCCCGGTGATCACCGGCGCTTCAAAGCGGCCGGTCGTGGCGTTGTAGCTGCCGGTGCCGACTGTGCCAGTGACGGCCGCATACCCGGCGCTAGTGGCCAGCTCAGCTGCCTCCCAGGCGGTGAGCGTGCTGGTAACGGTCAGGCTGCCGGTGGTGGCGAGAAACACCTTGTACGCCTTGCCGGTCAACACCAGACCTGCTTCGTACTCAAGCTCGCCTTGGGTGATAACGAACGGCATAGGGGCACCGGAACTGCCTTAGCTTTCCGGTCAGCTCAGCTCTACATGCTGGCCCGTGTAAGCCGTCCAGCTGGTGCCGTCGCTGTTGCCCTCAAACACCCAGCTCTCCAGTTCATCAAAGGTTGCCGATGCGAGGGCCGTCGATGCCGTGGCCAGCATGAGCGGCATGTAAGGACTGGGAGTGTCAACGGAGCCGGCACGCACCTCAATGAAGCGGGTGCCGTTGAGCTTGGCCTTGTAGAAGTTGATTTCTATGAACCGGTCTGCAGTGGTTGCCGAATAGGACGTGCTGCCCTCCCATCTGATGCTGACAGAGTTGGTCCCAATCTTTTTGTAGACAGATTGATAGGCGTAGTCTCCTGCGCCAAAATGTAGCTTTGGCACTGCAGGCCCGCTGGCGCTCAATCCTTGATAGGTGACAGCCACAAACTCAAACATCAAGTAGCCATTAGATGTCACCCAGCAGGATGTGTACGGCACCCCGTTAACAACAACATTGAACGGGAATCCTGTTACTTGAACACTCCCCTCATCATTTGCACCATTAAAGATCCGCGTCCAGCCCGCAGCTTCTGCAGTGCTCAGCGTCGTGCCAGTGTTGCCCAGCAGCGGCTCAGCGGTGCCGGTGACACGCGCTACGGGCGTCTCGATGAGGTTATCGTCCAGGGCCGCGAACGGAGCCGTGTAGAGATCAGCCTGATCCAGCTCTGGCTCATAGACAAACGGCCCACTGGCGACGGCCGCCGTCTCCGCCTCCAGCGTGAACGCATATTCAAACTCCCGGCTGCTCAGATACGGGCCAGTGAACGCTGTGAGCAGCTCTACCGTCAGGGTTGGGCCGATGATGTTTGCACCCTGCCGCCATTCAGCGAACACGTCGCTGCCGTTGGTGGGCAGCTGCGCCAGCGTTGGCGCCGGTGTGGCACCTGAGAAGTTGTTGGGGATCGCGATACTGTTCGCCTTCACCGGATATGCTTCCGTGGTGGTGGCGCCTGCAGCCGTTAGCCCCGTGCTCGCCACCGGCAATCGCAACCAGCTGGTAGCCGGTGCGCTGCTGCCGTAGTACCCGGTCACACCGATCAGCATCAGGTCTGAGCTGACCACCATGCCCTCGGGCCCCCAGGCGTAGCTGATCGAATCACAGAGAAACGCACCTTCGATGCCAGCGATCCGCAGGTAGAGCGGCGACAGGTCATCTGATGGGATCTCATTGAACCCTGAGACGATGTTCTGCCCGTAGGCGTGGCCAATGTCAAGGGCCGATTCAGTGCGACCGAAGGCTTCCGCAGCGGCAAGCGCGCCGCCAGGGGTCAGCACCCGCTGGCCTTTTAGGATCTGGAAAAAGCTATCCGGCGCATACGGCATCTCATAGGTCGCCGTGGTGGTGTCGTCGGTGCTGTCATAAGCACTGCCATCAAAGCGAACCACACCGGTAACGGTCTTTGTGTTGTCAACAGTTACGGTATCTGTGGTGTAGTCGGTATCCTTGGTGTCGAAGTCTTCCCAACCAGTCGGCACATAAGGCGCCCAGTCTGGCGTGCCATCATTGTTGGTGTCGGTGTCATAATCCTGCCACTGCGTCGGGATATAAGGTGACCAGTCGGGTACGCCATCGCCGTTGCTATCCTGATTGAAGTCCTGCCATTGTGTCGGCACATAGACGGCCCAATCTGGCGTGCCATCGTTGTTAGTGTCCTGATCAAAGTCTTGCCAGCCGGTCGGGACGTAAGTCGCCCAGTCTGGAACTCCATCACCGTTAGTGTCTTGATTAAGGTCTTGCCAGTTTCCCGGCACAAAAGGCGCCCAATCCGGGACACCATCATTGTTGGCATCACCGCGATAATCCTGCCAAACTTGCGGCACATACGGCGCCCAATCAGGGACGCCATTATTGTTGCTGTCCTGATCGTAGTCTTGCCATTGTGTTGGCACAAACGGCGCCCAGTCTGGGACGCCGTTGCCGTTGGAATCCTGATTCAGATCCTCCCATGATGTTGGCACATACGGGGCCCAGTCTGGTGTGCCGTCACTGTTGCTGTCCTGATCGTAATCGGTGTAATCCTGCGGCACATAAGGTGCCCAATCGGGTACGCCATCGCCGTTGCTGTCGCCTTGAAGAGTCTTAGGATCTATACCCGGCGGGACGTATGAGGTCCAGGCACCATTGCCATATTTCTCTTCTGGTGTAATGGTGGTGTCATCAGCATTAGTGTCGCCGTTGGTGACTTCATCCTTGATTGAATCCTGCTCAGACGGGCGCGAGGGTACTGGCTCGCGGCCGGTGCTGGTTTGAACTTCGGTGCCTTCAAAGATCAGCGGGATATAGGTTTGGATGACATCATCGAACAAAGCAGGATTGCCTGCAGTGCCATTCAGTCCGTCAACAAGTGCAAGAACATCTTTAGCACTTTGCTGCCCCTCTTGAGATAGCCCCTGAGCGATCCAGCGGCTGGTTTTAGTGCGGGTCATATCGCGACCTGACGCCGTCCTGACATTCTCGTATTCAACAACGGTCTTATTGGCTATCACTAGGTAAGTGCCAGGCCTGAACCCCTCATAGCTTGGCACCGAAAGGCTGCCAACAAACTGCACATAGGAGATTTGCTCAACTGTTGTATCCTTAATCTTTACCGGTCCTTCTGTGGTGATGGCGTATTCCGTGGTCGTTTCGCTAACGTTTTCCGCGTTACCTAGCGGCAACCCAAGAGCATTTTGAACCCTGTAGGTGACATAAGCTGAGTTGACTGAAGCGATCGTTGCCGTCTTAACGTCCCGCTTGAAAACGGCAACATCCTGAGTCTGCGGCTTGCCCTCAGCATCGTTATAGGCAAAGGTTTGATACTCGGTCCTGCTGGTGCTCGATGTGGTGCTTTGCAGCGGAACGCTTTTATCGACTACGCTGTTTGACCCGGCCGGCTTCACCTTCCATGTGATCTTGATCTGATCCGGCGGTGAGATCGTCTCACTTGAAGTCCAGTCGTTTGGCATCGCTTATCGCTCCACTGCGTTATAGGTCACCAGATAGTTATCCGCTGGCTCGCTTCCCACGGAAATCGGTTCCAAGCTCACTAAGTTTTCCTGCCGCAGTACCGGGCCTTTGCCGCTTTCGGTCAGCTCCAGCGGTCGCACCTCGAACGTCTCATCTGCTTTCAGCCTGCCGTAGCAGCATTCCGAACGGATCAGGTCACCGATCAGGCTGACATAGCCAACCGACAGGTCGATGTCATTGCGCAGAAAGGCGAACCGCAGCTCATAGCTACTGGCCGCCAGGGTTAGCCCCATCTGCGAGAGGCAATAGCGCAACACATCCTGCGCATAGATCGGCTTTGCCGCGACCTTCTGCTCTGCATCATTCAGCTTGTCGTACCAAGCCTTGCTTGTCGAATCAGCGCGGAACACCTGCTTGTCCTTGCGATCCTTCATCAGCGTCAGCTTGCAACCCACCTCCACCTCGGAACGCCGCTCCAGCGGGTACGACATGGACCGGATCACCCGCAGGGGCTTCGGGAACCGGCTCACCTTGCCGGTCTGCGGGCAGGCCACTAGGAAGCTCACCGCCGTGCCACGAACGGGTGTCACAAACCCGTCAAACTGCAGCCGGCCCTGCGTCATGATCAACCCAGAGCGATCGCTGATGTGGTTGGTGCCCACATCACCCGAGACGCAAACCCCCAGGTCGGTAGCAACAATGGCGCGAAGGTCTACCGTCATCGCACCTGCTGCAGCTCCAGGCTGATCAGGAACCGGGTCACCCGTGCGCCGGCAACGATCACCGGGGTCTGCTCCACCTGTGGTGGCGTCACCGGGAACCAGGCGCCGACCGCCGGCTTCGTCGCGATCGTGGTCTCAAACCAGCTGCGGATCGTGTCATCGGCGCCGGCAGTATGCGTCCAGCCTTGCACCCGCCGCACCTTGGTGGCCAGCAGCGGCCCGCGGATCACATGGGTGCCGGTGGCGGCTAGGTCCATCGTGGGCCCACCATCGAAGCCGGGCGCCTCTGCGGTGAGGTTCAACGTCAGCCCGCCGACTGACAGGGTGCCATAGGTGCTGTCGTTGTCGGCCACCTGGGTGCCGATCTCCATCTCCCGCAGCATGATCGCCAGCTGTTGCGCCGCATCGACCAGCTCGAAGCTCACGCCCACCATGGATCCAGCTGGTGCCGGTGTTGGTGGCGCTGAGAACCAGGCGGCAACACTGCTCCAGCTCATCCCGCGAGCGGTGCCACTGGTGCTGACGGTGCTGCCCACTGCCAGGCTCACCAGGGTGTCCTGATCGGCCAGTCGTGCCGTCCGCCAGGTTGAGTAGATGCCGTCGAGCGTGAGCCAATCGGCAGGGGTCAGGATCGCCTTCACCGGCCAGCGGCGCACCGTGCGACCTGACAGGCTGTCGCCGCTATAGGCAAAGGGAAACTCCTGCAGGGCGCGAATGGTCAAGCCGCCGACGGTGATCGCCATCAGGTCACCTCAGCTGCTGCAGGGTGCGTAGCACCTGGCTGCCCGTGGGGCCGGTTCGCTGCGTGACGGAGATATTCCACTGCTTGCGTGCCAGCTCGCCTACTTCCTGTCTCAGTTTGCCGATTTCGATCGCCAGTTCTGCATTCCCGCCGACTGCCGCGATACCGCCAGGGCTAGGTAAGGCGCCGGCATCCTGCAGCCGGGCGGTGATACCAGCCGGGATCACGACACCAGAGCTAGGGGCTCGCCAGATGGAGTTAGCGGGCGCCTGGATCAGCGACAGCCGGCCGCCGGCTAGCAGCGCCTCCTGGCCCAGCTCGTTGACCTTGTACGCCTCACCGGCATCCACCGGGCCGCCAGACCATCGGGAACCGGGCAGGCCGGAGGCTTTGAGCAGCCACTCATAGAAAGTCCTCGCCTGCGTTGCCGCATCTCGGGTGGCATCGCGCACACTGGCCATGCGATCACCGAGGTTCAAGCTGGCGATCCTCTCGGCAAAGGTCTTTGCGCTGCTCAGGTAAGCGGCAAAGTCCCTGGCGCCTTGGGCTGCGGCTGGGGCACTCTTGCCGGTGGACGTGAAAGCGCTAGCGATCGCACCGGCCGGGGTCTTGCCAGCATCCAGGCTCTTGCCCAGTCCATCAGCAGCGCCCTTCGCGGCGCCAGCCGCTTTAGCGCCGTCGCCGATGCCATCAGAAAGGTCGCCTGCCTCAGCGCCAGCATTCTTCAACGCCTGCTCAATCTGCTGGGTTGCCGTCTTGGTGCCGCCAGCCGCCTTGCCAGCATTGTCGTAACCGCCCTTGGTGCCGCCAAGTTGCCGGTTCATCTCCGTCACCGCCTTGTTCACCTCCTGCTGCGTCCGGCCCAGCACCACCGAACCATCAGCGGCCTTACCGATCGCCAGACCGGACTGCTCCGCAATGCGCCGGTAGCGCTCCTGCTCCGTGGCCGAGTTTCCGGCATACACCGCGACATTCTTCATGCTGTTGGCGAGGCCCTGCGTTCTGACCAGGGAGCCATCCGCGGCGATGCGGTAGCCTTCGGCGGCAGCTTGCGCCTGCAGGCCATTGCGGGCGGTTTCGGCTGTGGCAGCGGCAATGGCACGCTCTAGGGGTTGAGTCTTCGCAAGCGTGCCAGCCTTCTCTTCCACGACGCCAAGGATCTGATTCTGCAGGTTGATCTGTGCCTGAGCGGCGGCCCTTTCCTCGTCGGTGGCGGCCTTAGCAAAATCAGCCTGCGCTTTCAGGATGTTGGCCTTCTGCTCCAAGACCTGCAGATTGGCCTCTATCCGCGCCTTCTCCTGGCTCAGCTGCAGCATCGCCTGCTCCAGTGCCTGCTGCTGCGTCAGTGCCTGATAGCGAGCCGACAGCGCCGCACGATCGGCCTGATCGATCTCTGCTTTCTTCGCTGCGATGATCGATTCCCCAGCGCCGCGATCCTGCAGCGCCTTCAGCTCAAACTGCAGGCCAGCTTTCGCCACACTGAACCGCGATTGCTCCAGATCGCCTACGGCCTTGGTTAGCCCCAGCAGTTGCTGCCCTACGGTAAGTTGAGCCTCCAGGTTACGGACTGGGGCACTGGCTAGAATCTTGTTAAGTTCATCTTCCGCTTTGGTTCGCTCTTGAACAGCTTTCTTCTGCTCTTCGGTTAGAACAGCTTGCTGAGCAGTCGCGGCACCTGTTTCCCTTGATCGGTTGATCTGTACGGTTAATGCTGCCGAAAGTCCGCTAGATGCTGCGGCTTCACTGTCAAGCGTGCGAGCCGCTTGGAGATACTGGGCCGCAAGCTGAGGATCACCCGCACGCTGGGCGGCTTCAGCCTTGACCCGCAAGCTCTGCGCCGTAGTTTGCGCCGCTGAAGCGATCTGCTTCAGGGATTCAACGTATTTCAGCGCTTCAGTAGCCTGGGCAGCCGTGACAGTTGCACCCGCTTTCAGTGTGTTCAGGAATGCCAGTGCTGGCATCTGAACCTGCGTAAAGCTATCTTGCAGCGCGGTAAGGCCCTTGGCCGCCGCCAGTTGCGCCATCTGCTCACGGGCATCCTGAAAGTATCCGATCAGGAACGGTCGGCCGGCTACCGCCTTCGCGCCTGTCTTCTCGATCTGTTCGCCGAGCTTGGCTACTGCTTTGTCTGCTACACCTTGCGCATCGGCAAATGAATCTGCGCCTTCCTTTGATCCGCCAAGTACATACTGCCAAGCAACTACGGCAGCAGTGACAGCGGCTAAGGCGAGAACAAGCGGAGCTAGTGCAACGATTGCGCTCTGAACACCAGCAACAAATGAACCAAACTGAACCGATGTAAGGTAAGTACCAAAGGCAACAACAGCTTGTGATGCGGCAGTAAAGCCACCGACCAGCACCGTTTTTAGTGTTGTCGCCAATGCTGAGATTGCCGTTCCAGCATTGACGCTACCGATCAGGCTTAGCTGCGTCAGCAACCCTGGGATAATCGCAGCAACACCCTTGATTGCACCTCCTAGAGTTGTGATCATCGTTGATGCCAGGCTGCTGATCTCAGCCGCGGCGGTCTGCACCACCGTCACCTGCATTGCCCGCTGAAAGATCACCATCGCTGCTGTTGCTGCTGCAGATGCACCTGCCAGCAGAATGAAAGCAGCAACGGCTGTCTTCACCGGTGCTGGCAGGCCAGCGATGACGCCAACGACCTGATTCGCCAGGGCAACCAAGGGCGCGAATGCTGCAGCGGCAACACCTCCTAAGGTCTTGCCGAGAGAATCGAGCGTACCGCCTAGCTGATTCATGGCCATCTGAAAGCCCTGCATCGCATTGCGGGCCGTATCTGTTGCTCCCTTGGTGTTGGCCATGGTGGCCGTCATCTTCTTAATATCTTCTTCGCTTTGATTCAGCAGTGCCAGCCATTTTGTACCGTCGTCTTCGCCACCAAATAGGTTGGCAGCAAGGCGGATCTTGCTAGATGGCCCCAGCTGATCAAAAGCGCCTTTCAACTTCAGCAGGGTGGTCCCCATCGGCTGCAGTGTGCCATCTGCGTTATAGATGTTGATCCCGAGCGTCTTCATCGAATCGGCCGCCATCTTGGCCTGACCGGTCAGTTTTTGCATTGAGCCGCCCGTCTGCGGTGCGGCGCTGGCCAGCTTGGATAGGCCATTTCGCAGGGTGACGCCAGCCTCTGAAGCATCGATGCCCGCATTGGTCAGCAGGCCCACGGCAACGCCTAGCTCTTCGACTGATACACCCATGATCCTGGCAACAGGCGCCGCATATTTGAATGCCATGCCCATACCTTCCACGCTGGTGGCGCTGGCATTAGCGCCGGTCACCAGGGCATCAACCACGCGATTGGCATCTTCGGCCTGCAGGCCAAACCCTTTGAGTGAAGATGACACCACCGATCCCATCTGCGCAAAGCCCGTACCGGTCGCCTCAGCACCGCGGACGATGGCCCCCAGGCTGGCATTCATCTGCTCCACGGTCATGCCACCGCGAATCAGCTCGGTGGCGAGCTTGGCCACCTCCATCTGCGTACCGGCTGCCTCGATGCCGACCTGATCAATCGTCCGGGCGATCTTGTCGTAGGCGCCGGCTTCCCCAGATGCAGCAGCTGCCTGGCGGATCTCCGTGTCAAGCTCGGCAAAGCCGGTGATCAATCCACCGATCGCCCGCAGGGCAGAACCGGCTGCATTGGTGACCGTATTGGTCAGCGAGAATGCCAGGCCCTGGATAGCACCATCGATCAGGTTGAACCCATCAGCCGACTGTCCGGCTTTGGCCAGTTCACGCTCAGTGGACTGGATCGCGGTCTGCAGTTCCCTGAACCGCTGCGAGCCGATCGCTACCCTGCCAAGCTCTGCTTGTAAATCAGTCAGCTTCTGATTCAGTCCGTCAATGCTGCGCGAATCAACCTGCAAGGCAACGCGGGCCGACCTGAGAGTATCGATCTGCTTCTGAACGGCGGTGATCTGTTGCGTCAGGCCAGCAACCTGGCTGCCGTCAACACTGACCGACGCCTTCTGCGCTTTCAGCCGGCCCAGGTCCGCCAGCAGGGCGTCAATGCTGCGGTTAACAGCACCTTGGATCCCGCCGCCCAGTGCCTGGCCCGCCGCTTGCCCTGACTGCTGCGCCGTGCGCTCGACCTGCTTGAACCCACTGAGCAGCTCGGAAAAATCACCGCCAACTGTTACCGAAAAATCGCTCATGCGTTAACCACCGCGCAGGGATTCGTCCAGGTGATGACCGTCTGCTCAATCACGCCAAGCCCTTCTCCTGGCGGATCAGCCCGTGGCATGCTGCTGGTGGCACCGGGCAGCAGGGCGATCGTCCGCTCTGTCACCGTCTGCATGGCGCCCAGCTGCCCCCAGGCGAGCAGGTAGATGCGCCAGGTCGGATTGGTCAGCGTCTCATTGCTCAGAAGCAGCTGCGGCGCATAGCCGGGCAGTGCCGTGATCGTGATCTCGATGCCATTGGCCACGGTGCCACTCGGCAGGCTGGCGCCCTTGGCCAGCACGCTGATCGCCGGCAGGCTGCTGCCACCCGCCAGGGTGTAAGTGCCCAGCGCAGCGGCGATCACCTGATCCGCGATCAGCAGGTCATAGATGCCCTGTGCCGTGGTGGGAGTCGCCATGTCTCAGCTTTCCAGCCCACAGCAAAGCCCCAGCATCCGCGGATGCCGGGGCCGCCGTTAGCTCAGGGTTCAGGCCAGGTCGAGCTCATAGGGCCCATAAGCCTTGATGCCGGAACTCCACTTGACGATGCCACCTGCAGGAGGGGTTTCCTCGAAGCCGGTGAAGCGGCCGTAGCCGTAGGTGGCCTCAGCGAAACCGGTCGGGCCGACGCGGGCGTACTTGATCATCAGCTTCTCACGCACCGACTCCTTCGAGCAGATGCGGAGCAGCTGGTAGGCCGCATCCATGTGATCGGTCACGCCTTCGAGCGACCAGCTGAAACCCTTTTTGGTTCCGATGCTGATCTCATAGCTCTTGGCCTCATCGTCGTAGGTATCGATGGTTTCATCGCTCTCGGTTTCCGAGGGCGCTGCATTCATCAGACCCAGCAGGCGGATCGGCTTGGCGGTGCCATCCAGGGCGATGACGCCGGTAGCAGCAGTGCCAGCGGCGACCGTGGCTTCAGTGATGTTCGCAGCGGTGAGCGCAAAGGTCAGCGTGAACGGCGCCGAGGTGGTGACGCCCGTGATGGTGCGCGTGCCATTGAGAGCAGCGAACGGCGCGGGCAGATCAGCAACCGAGATCACCGCACCGCTGGTGAAGCCATGGGCAGCGGCAAACGTCAAGGTTGCCACATTGGTGGCGATGGCAGCCTTGGTGATCGTCTTCGACACCTTGTCAGCGAACAGGCGGAAGGTGCTACCGGTGCCAGCCTTGCTGATCAGGGCATCATTGCTGATCAGGGTGCTGTCATCGATGAACTTACCGGCGCCAAGCCCGCCGAGGTTGAGCTGGGTGAGATCAACAGCCGTTGACAGCACCGGCACGAAGTAAAACTTGTAACCGTAGGCGTTGGAGTAGTTCTGAGCCACAGTAGGGGTGTGGAACACGTCTCTAGCAGTGGTCCCGATCCCTGCAAGCCGCCGGAACGGCTTAGGGATCAGCTGGAAACCTTGCAGCAGCCTGTATCGGTATGCCGTGGCCTCCTGTTACCCGAAAGGGGTCTGCTATTGCCCGCACGTCAAGCGGCGCCCCTTTCAAGCTCGGGTGTGGTGGGGCGGTCGCTACTGGAGTTTGGGCTATTTCGCCAGCATCACGGAAGCGGAGATGGCAGCAGCGAGGATGCGATCAGAGATTCGCGAATGGGCAGACATGCGCCTTCCTCCGCCCACACTGCAGCCGCTCCTGCAGCAGGCGGCGCGACGGCAAGCGACACCACCGGCTCCGGCTGCTCCGGCCAGCGAAACGCCCGCACCTGATCCGCTGCTGAATGCTCCGCAATGAGGAAACCGGTCCAGCTGTCGCCCGTGCGCCGCGGTGCCAGCAGGATCGCATCATCGGCCACCAGGGCCAGCGGTGAGGGTGGCGGCTGCCCCTGCCCGGCTTGCAGCAGGTGCTCATAGAAGGTGAGCGCGAAGCCTGGAAACTGCCGGGCGGCGATCAGCGCGATCATCGCGGCGCCAGCTTCGGCTGGCGGCTGCTCGCCAGGCTCCCGCTGCCGGAACATGCAGAAGTCCGCCAGCGGCGGGATGGTGGCGGATTTGTCGGCTTTGATCTCCAGGGTGAGCCGTGCCAGCGCCGCGATCGGCAGCTCTGCCCAGTGCAGGTTCTGATTCAGCCAGCGCTCGCCTTCTTCGATCGCTTGGCAGATGTAGTCGAGGGTGAGCTCTCCGAAGTTGCTGGGTCCGAACTCAGCAGCATGGGGCCAGAGCTGACGGCATCGCCAGTAGAGGGCTCCCCAGTCGGTGGGCTCGGGGAGGGATCCGGCCCGAGCTTTCCCAACGTCTCGACCATCTCTTCCACCAGCTCATCAGGACTGCGTTCCGGCTGGCTGCCGGCCTGCTCTTCACCAGCAAAGGCGAAGATCGCATCCTGCACCGGGCCAGGCAGGTCGCCGCTATCGCTTTCGGTCCATGCCTCGCAGCCGGGCAGCCGGTAGGCGATCAGTGCGGTGATCGTCCGCAGGCGCTGCTGATCGAACGCATCCTGCAGGGCGCAGGAGATCTCGGCCACCAGGGGCGCATGGTGCAGCATCGCCCGCTGCTCCGTGGCATCGAGGGCAACGGGAATCCCCATCCGGGTGGAGATCACGCGAATCGCCAGCCGTTGCGCTTCGGTCTCTTCGCTGCCGGCTTCGACCAGGGCATCAGCAAACCGGCTGCTCTCGCGGTAGACGGCCGCCTGATACTCATGTTCCCGAATGGCGATGCGCTCCTTACCTTTGAGCGCCTTGTAGACCGGAAACTCCAGGCTGCATTCCTGATCATCAACGGTGGCTGTGATCGTGCGCGTGCGGATCGTCGGCGCAACAACGAACGGAAGCTGTGGCATGGCTGCCGATGGGTGGGGGTGGCTTAGGTTGCCTTGAACTTCGCGATCCACACCTCTCGCAGCCGCTTCTCAAGCGGGAAGGGTTTGATCGCGCTCACCTGCTCCTGTCCCAGCACGGCGCGGGTCCAGGGGCGGGCGGGAAGGATGACGCGGGCAGCGCTGCGGTTACCCCATGGGTAGATCGCGGCGCCTTCATGCACGGCGGTGGCATAGCTGGCAGACCACTTGTAAGTGGCCTGATACTTGCCTTTCAGCTGGAAGCTGCCGGTCTGGCGCAGGTTGCCGAAGTCGATCAGGTTGCGAGGGCTGCCGCCCGTGACACCTTGGCCGGCGCGATAGCTGCGGGCTTTCTCGCCAACGGTGGCGCCGCTGAGCTTCCGGGTCGGCAGGTTGCGGGGCCAGTCCCAAGCGTTGGCCGTGAACGACTGCTGAAATGCTGCGTAGAGCTCCCCCATCACGACTTCAATCGCCCGCTCTGCCGCCTGCTCTGCCCGCCGGGCCAGGTCGCCGCTGTCCACCTTGACCTTGATGCTCATGCCGGCACCTCCAGGCTCAGGCTGATCGCATCACCGAGGGCAGCACGAAGCTCTGCACCGATCCCGCCGACTCCGAACACACCGGCGACGCTGATCACTGTCACCTCACCCCGCTGCCCGGCGGTGGTGGCTGGCAGGGCCTCCAGGTAGCCGAGGAACCCACGGGCCTTGGTGCCCGGCAGCAGGCCAGCAGGGGCCAGGCCGGTGCTATCCCAGCTGAAGGCAGACTGCGCCGCGAGCCAGTCGGTCTGCGCTGGCACCGTGGCGAACGCGGTGATGTAGCCCGACAACACCCGCGGCGCGGCGCCGATGCTGGGCAGGTCGATCGCGGTGCCGGTCTCACCCTTGACGAACGCCTCGATCACGATCGGATCGCCAGCGGCTGGCACACCAGCGCGGAAGTTGGCGATGGTGCCCGGCGGTGTCCAGAGGATGCGGACGTTGGCGTAGGGGGCGAAGTCGGTGGCCATCAGGAGCGCAGCAGGGCAGCAGCACCGCCGCCATCCTCGAAGGGTTTGATGCCGAGGGTCTGGAAGATCCGGCCTTTCAGCTGCTGGATCCTGGCGGCCAGCACTCCGCCAGCGGTGGAGTCAGAGCGGTTGCCGCTGTCGTACTTCACCTGCAGCAGCGAGGTATCCCACTCCAGAACATCGGCCCGCTTCTTCAGGTCATCCCGGCTGAGCGTGGTGCCTGGCGCCGGGCCCTGATAGCTGGCGACATTGCCGAGATGGGCGGTGCCATCGGCCACCTGATCGGCCCAGGTCTCTTCGAGGTCTTCGATCGCATCAATCCACGCCTGCACCTGCGTCACCGTGGCTGCTGAGGTATCCGCCGCCCGGTTGAGCACGCTGGTGAGCTGCGTCAGGTTGTAGGCCGAGACGGGCCAGCCGGCATAGGAGCGGATCAGCTCGCGATCATCCCGCGTGCTGCTACCCGTCGGCCGCCAGAGGGCATTGAGGGTGGGGATCGGGGCGGGCATGGCGGGCTAGGGAGTTGGTAGAGGTTGCCGGTTACTTGCTGCGGGATCGGGCAGGCTTAGTGAGAGTGTTATCCCGCATCTTGGCCATGCGCTTGCGCAGTTGCTCTGGATCCCTTGTTCGAGTCAGTCGCGATTTTGTTTTAACCTTTGGATCAATCTTCCCATTGTAAATATCTTTCGCTCGCTTGGCAACTGAAGCGCTACGACTTGCCTTGCTTCCGGGCCCATCGCTTTCTTTCTTCATTGCTTCAGTATAGTTGGCGCTCGCTCGCTTCGATCTGTCTATTTCTCTAATCCTCTGCCTTGTTCGAGGTGAGTCGCTAGGTGCCTTTGGTAACTTCGTTGATCTATTCCTTTCCATGAGCCGAACTTTGGCGGCTGCGCTGTTCGCCTTCCGCTTAACATCTGCATCCGCACCTCTAAGATCGTCTTTGCCGTATCTCATTGCCTTTGCGTCCTTATATCGCTGCTTTGCCGGATTGACAGGTGCCTTAGATGTCTTTGCTACTGGTGCCGAACCTTTGCCCGAGCTCTTGATCCTCCCAGCCGCCGCCAACTTCGCGCCAGCTGTTGGGTTACGGGTCACCCTGCCCTTGATGGTGCCGGCCCGGCTGCCGCCGATTGCCCTGGCGGTTTGCGTAGCACGCTGCTTGCCGCTTGCGGTCTTGAGGCGACCACCACGGGCAGTGGCGCCATTGCCGCCGACTGACGTGATCTTGCCAGCGTTATCGCGAGTGAGGCGGTTTGCGCCACGGCTGACGGCCTTAGCCGCGGGACGTTTTCCGCCACCGCCCGATCCGCCACCTCCGCCAGCGAAGCGACCGTTCGCATCACGTTTGTAGGAGCGGGCCATGTGCTAGGGGCAGCGATGCCACAGGTTTCCGGTATCACCACGGTCCAAGTGATCCCGGAACACTGAGCCGAACCCAGGTAGCAGTCATGGCCAGGTCGTATAAGCGTGATGGCAGCGGCCGCTTCGCCGGGGGCGGTGGCGGTGGTGGTGGTGGCAAGGGCGGTGGTGGTGGCAGCAAGGGCAAGGGCAGCGCCAAGCCCAAGGCGGCCGCCAAGCCCGCAGCACCTAAGGCTGCACCAAGGACCAGCTCCACTAAGGGGCAATACAAGGCTGCCATGAGCAATGCTCGGAACATGCTGCGGGCGGACGTAAAAACATCTCGCGCCAACATTGAAAAGGGCTCCGCTTCCTACCAGGGGCCTTTGCGTTCTGCGCTGGCCGCCAACTACAGACAGCGTCGCAGCGTGATCAGAGAGGCAGCCACGGCACTAGGTGTTGCACGCGGCGGCAAGAAGCGGAAGTAAGCCAATCAGGCGATGGCGCGCAGGGGCCGCCGCCGCTGACGGAAACCTAAGCCGCCCCCACCACCAACCCCATGACCAGCCCTGTCACCGCTGTCGGCCGCCTACTTCAGCCCAAGCATGGTGAGCCACGCATCCTGCATCGGATCGCGATCAGCAAGGATGGCCGAGTGCGCACCATCCAGCGCCGTGAGCTGCCGGCTACGCCATCCGCGACAGCCACAGGCGGCCGCCGCCGCTGATCGAGGCGTGAAGCACGGACGCGACCTTGTGCGCCTGGCCCTGCGGCAGATTCACCGCCGCATCGCGCAGCGCCTGCCGGGTCGCGTCTTCATCGCGGGCGCTGACCGAAGCGTGGAGCAGCAGGAACGCCTGCAGGTCTTGCGGAAGTGCAGTGTTGTGGTTGGGCATCTGCAGCGGTAGAATCGGTGCTCCCCCACTCTGCAGCAAATGCTCACCGGATCGGAACTGCTGGCCAAGGTCAAGGAACTCGGCCAAGCACCCCGCGATCAGATCGCCATCGCCTGCGGCTACGTCAACAAAGCCGGCAAGCCTGCCTTCACCGCCTTCTTTGAAGCGCTGAATGCTGCCCATGGCCTGGCCCTCGCGCCTGCCACCAGCACCCGCAAGCCTCGCGCTGGCAAGCCCCTGTCCTGGAATGTCGCGGTCAGCAAAACCGGTGTCATCCCGATCAGCGCCGGCTACTCCGCCCTGCTGGGCCTCGCTGCCGGTGATCGGGTGGACATCCGTCACGATGGCGACAGCATCGTGCTGACCAAATCGACCGCGCCTGTGGTTGTCACTGCGGCGCCTGAGGTGGTTCGCGAACTGGTCGCTGCCTGATCACGGCTGCGCTGATCCTTCCCCGGTTCCGACCCGGTCACCCAGAAGGATCAGCGATTGCCGAACTTCATCCGCGATCCGCCGGTCCTTGTCGCTCATGGGCCGGCCGATCATTTCCGTCGTCACCTCTGCCGCCTGTCCAAGGTTGTCGCAGTTCTCGATTCGATGGTGCCAGCGCACCATGTCTTGTGGCTGCAGATAGGTGCTGGCAGCTTCAAGCATCGCGTCGAAGCTCTCGCGTATTGCTTTGTCGGTTAGGTCAATGGCCATGGCGTGGTGGTTGGAGCGAGTGCTTACACATCATACCTCATCCGAATAAAGATTCCTGCCCTGGCGCTTCAGGTGGCAGTGTAGGTGGCGCACCGGGAATCACGCTCAACACTTCACGCACAGCATCAGAGATTTCACCGCGTAGTTGCTGCTGAATCTGTTGTCGCTCCTGGGCCGATTTCGCATCCATGATGGCCCTTGCGCCGCGGTCAAGGGCCTGGCTAACAGGGCTGGAGAGATTCTTCATCTGATCAAACACAGCTAGCACTCGCTCAACCTCGGCAGACGCCTCGCGATTAGCCGCGGTATCCACCTGGCTGCCGGCTTTCCGAAGTGCCTGCTCTGCCCTACTGGTCGAGAGCGTCTTGAATAGGGACTTGTCCTCCAGTAGCTCATCCCGCATGGACCTGGTGACGTCTGCGCGACTGAGCTTAAATCGCTCCGCGTCCGGGTCGTTGAACAGCTCCAAGGTCGAACCCTGCTGCATCGATGCTTTCTCAGCGGCTACCAACTCGCGCACAACGTCAGCGCTTGCCGTTGGACGCCTGGCCAGGATGCTGGCAACGTTGCGCATGCCCTGCGAGTCCAAGCCGGCTCCACCAATCTGCGAAGCCTTCTCGATCCCAATCGTTTCATTCACGACAGCCGACCAGAGATCATCTGGCAGGCTGGCAAGGTTGGCACCATCGCGTGCCGCGGCTTTCTTTAAGGGGATACCCATCGCCTGCATGTCCGCAGCGGTGTAACCCTTCTCACGCATGAACTTTGCCGCATCGATAGCCGTGCCTTGACCTTCGGCGATGTTGGCCAATGCGCCCATGGCCCTGGCTTCTGCCGCATCGGATGCGTTGATGTAGCGAACGCTCACCGCGTCAGCGCCAAGGCGACTTGCAGCCGCCAGTCTATTGTGACCGTTGATGACATAGGTCTGACCATTGGCCGGATCCTTCCAGACGCTGATCACGCCGGCTAAGGTCGGGTCGTATCTGCTGACCCCCTCCAGGCTGCCGACTTCCCCAGTCTTGGCATCGGTGGCTGCTTTGTACTGGAAGCGCTCCGCATCAGCTCGCACCTGATCGGGCCGCAGTGATCCAATGGATCCAGCCTTTGCGGTTGTCGGATCCAGTAGCCGGGTCGGCAGCTTGCTGAGTGTCAGGTCTGCCGGCTTGGCCGCCAGCTCCAGTTCAGGCGGTTCAGCCAGCTGCCCGGCACGCTTGGCTTTCAGGTCGGCAACACTGCGCAGCATGCCCTTACTGCTGCCGGCCATTCGCGCCACTTCGCGATCAATGGCAGCATTCACCAGAGCATTGCCGTCCTTAGTGGCCTGCGCCTTAGCTGATCGGGTCGGCGCATCTTGAACAGCGGCAGCTGCATCGTTCATTGCCTTCGCAATGGCGCTGCTGGGTTGATTCTTGAGCAGATCAAACACATCGGACCGTGAGCGAGCCTCAGCCGCCTTGATCTGCGCCTGCTGCACGTCGATCTTGTTACCCTTTGCCGCCAGCACATCGGCTTTGCCCGCCGCCTTATCTAGAACGCGAATCTCTCGGTTCTGCTCGGCTCGCAGCTTGGCCGCAAGCTCAGCCCTTTCGATCATGGTTGAGGTTTCAACCTGGCTAGTACCGAATAGGGTTGACTCTTCCCGCACTCGCGCCTTGCTGGCTCGCGCTGCCTGCAGAACTTCATCCAAGGTTGCGGAGCTCATGGACGGCTTACCCTGCAGCACCTTGTAGGCATCGGCCATCTGACCTTGCGTCAGGCCGCTGCGACCAATCGCGGCACCGTGCTCAATCGAGAGGCGACCTTCTGCCGCCGCCGAGAATATGAAATCGGGAAGTTCCGCAAGTGCTGCACCGTTTCGCGCTACAGAGCCCTTGAGGTTCAAGCCCTGAGCAAGCATGTCCTTTGCCCGTTGGCCGGTGTCCCGCATGAACTTTGCCGCATCGATTGCGGTGCCATCTCCATTGGCGATGTTCTGCTTAGCGCCAATCGCTCTTGCTTCGGCAGCGGTTTTAGCCTCGATGTTCAGCACCGGCACCTGGCCGGCACCTAGCTTGTTCGCTAACGCCAGCCGGTTATGGCCATTGATGACATAGGTCTGGCCGTTCGCCGGATCCTTCCAGACTGACAGGACGCCAGCTAGATCCTCGTTCCACTTCTGCACGCCGCGCAGACTGCCAACCTCACCGGTTTCGCTGTTGGCGCCGACCTTGTACTGAAAGCGGGCCGGGTCAGCCTTGATGTCAGAGGTTTTCATCCGCGAAACCCGGTCAATCATCGGCGGGCCCTGCTGATCTCGCGGCGCCGTAGGCGTAGGCGGCATGGCGCCCATTGGGGACTCTCCTTTGCCGAACAGCGGCACCGACTCCCCCAGCGATTGCGGATTCTTCGGATACAGCCGCTTCTCTGATGCTGTTGGTGTTCGCAAGGCTCGGGCCAGATCAGCTCGGGCCTTTGCCATGTCTGGCCCCTGCTGCTGCAGCTTGAGGATCTTTGCGTCCATCGCATCGATCAGGTCAGGATCCTTTAGCCGGGCCCGTTGCGCCTGCAGGCCCTCCAGTTGGGAGCGGTGCTGGCCCTCGGCGAAGGCTTCAACGCCACGCTCATGCTCCGCCTGCCAGCGCTCGTTGTCGAGCAGCACGGCGCGGCTATCCGGGTCTCTTTCCTGCACCGCTTCATCGGCGACAGGAACCACGACGCAGCGGCAGCGAGGATGCCACGGCACCGGCACCCGATCGATCGGATACACCCGCCCATTGCGGCTCGCGCAGGTCGGGCAGGTCCGCTCATCATTGCTGGCCAGCACCCGGACGTAGCTGTAGCCCTGCTGCCGGCTGCGGGTCAGTGTGCCCTGTGTGTAGGCGGTGGCCAGCTCAGAGCGGGCGATCAGCGCTGCCCGCTGCTCCAGGCCCAACCTCTGGGTGATGCCGTTCGGATCCTTGGCACCGCGGAGTGCCTGGCGGATCGAGGTTTCCAGCCGGCTCGGGCCCCAGCCGCGAGTCGCACCTTCGCCCACGATCTGCGCCAGCTGATCACGAAACCGGGCCGTCTCGCCCTGGATGTAAGCGCTGGTGGTGGTTGCCGCGGCACGGATCGCCAAGGGATCAGCGCCAGCAAACGGCACCTCTGCCGGCGGCCGGCCGACCATGGTCATCAGCTGCTGGCCCAGATCACCGCCAAGCTGGGCGGCTTCGCGCAGGTCGCGCTCGTAGGCCACCGTCCATTGGCGCAGTTCTTCCTCGCCCATGAACTGCTGAGCGTCCAAGGTGATCGCCCGGAACTTCGCCGTCGCTTCGGCTGCCGAGTAGGCGCCAGGCCGGCGGATCGGGTTACGGGCCGGGTCGTAGCCCTGCGGACCCAGCACGTCGATGTAGCTGGCGTAGTGGCGCTTCAGGTCAACCAGGACGTTCTGAAGAGAGCGCCGCAGCATGAGCACGGTATTTCGTGCGCTGCGGCGCTCCAGCAGGTCCAGGGCTTTGGCGTAATCGTCAGCGACACCAACCAGTCGCCGTGGCCCTGGAGTCTGCGTCACTCGGCTTCAGCCTCTTCGTCTTCGTCTTCGTCTTCATCACCTTCGAGGGCTTCGGCAAGCAGGCCAGCTTCAACCAACCGGACGGCGCCGATCAGCTCGAACACGGACAGCTCATCGTCAAGGCTCGATTGATCAGCGATCGTGTCGAGCAGCGCTTCGTAAACGGATTCAGCAGACATGGTGGAGATGCCAGGGGCGGCTTAGGTTTCCGGGTCCAGCGGCAATGGCGGCAGGCCGCCCAGGTCATTCAGCCCTATCGGATCCGCCGGCTCGGGTCGCTCCTGTTGGATCCGCTCCAGCTCATCGTCCACGCTGGTGGTTCCCTTGACCACACCGGCCCGCTGCAGCTCTTCGATTGCGGAGCGCTGGCTGATCAGCTCCGCACCACCGGCCAGCTGCTGCAGTTGCGCAATATCGGCCGGCTCCAGGGGCCGCTCATAGAGGCTGGCATTCATCTGCAGGCCAGCGCCAGCCTGCAGAGTCTCACCGGTGAACAGCACCCAAATCGCCATGAGCGATTGCATGGCCGAGGCTTTGCGTTGCGCGATGCGGATGATCGTGCTCTCGGTCTGCGCCGACTCCAGCCCCGCCTGTGTGGCCGTCTTGGTGGCCTGGCCATCGCCGTAGAGAAAGCCCAACGTCTGGCGGCTGATCAGCTTCTCCACCTCTGCGATCTGCGCCCGCTGCTCCGCCAGGCTGGACGCTGAGGGTTCGGCAAAGGTGAAGGAACCGCCGGGCTCCAGATCCACCACGCTGTTGGGCCCCAGAACCAACGGTCGCCGTGCTTCACCTGGCGCCGGTGGTGCGGCACCAATCCGCACCGGCACTGGCAGAGCACAGCGGTGGGTTTTCTCGCGCAGATCGGAGCGCTGCTGGAAGTGCTCGATTGAATGCTCCACCACCTGGCGCAGGGGCAGATCGCCTTGCCCGAAGCCGCTTTGATCGCTGCTGTACCAAACCACCGGCACGATCGGCAGCGGCTGGCCATTGGCACCTAGGTACTGGCCTTGATCCACCATCACGGCGGTCAGGTCATTGGAGGCGTTGCGCTCAATCTCAAACAGCATCCATTCCCCGCGGCCGATCACCCGGTAGCGAGGCGTCATCTTGGTGCCGAAGTCGCCGTCCGGTTCTTCGCTCAGCTCCAGCAGCGTCACCCGCTCCAGGCTCTCGACACCATCGGTGACCGACACGCGCCAGTTCAAAACCTTGGATCGCGCCCGGGCCAGCAGGTAAGGCCGGCGGCCCATGGCGGTCTCTTCGGCGGCGCTACCGGGCAGGCCATCAGGCATCTCGACGCAGAGCGCTACGCCACCATCGCGCAGCATCCACGCATCGATCTGCTGCCACCAGGCGGTCAGGCTGTTGCCCTCTAGGTCGATGTTATCGGCGGCGGCTTCCAGGCTGTCGGGCGGATCCTTGAGGCTGAACTTCGACAGCACACCAGCGAAGGCGTGAACGGAAGCGCGAAAGAAGTCGGCAAAGGTCGAGCGCGACAGCCGGGCCTTGTAGGCATCATCCGGCTCCTTCGCTTCCTGCGGCAGATACCGATCCTTGCAACCCCGCAAGCAGTGGAACGCATCATGCGCCCGCGTCAGATCTTCGGCCAGCTCCCGTAGCGCCGGATGCCGGTAGCTGGGCAGCGAGGCATCGTTATCAGGTGCGTCAATCTCCAGCTTCACCGGGCCTGCTGCGGGCTTCTGGTTTCAGGTTGCCGGAATCAACTCACCAACAGTCCCAGCTGCACCGCCGCCTGATCCAGCTCCCGCCTGCTGCGCTTCACCCGGACCTTCGGCTCTACCGGCACCGATTGCACCTCCAGCAGGGCCAGCTGCAGGATCTCCGACAGCCGGCGGCCCTGCAATAGGGCTTTCAATCGGCCGTGATACTGCAGGATCGGCCCCTGCGGGAATGCCAGCCGCCGAGGCTGGGCCCACCAGTTGAGTAGCAGGCCGCGATCGGCAGGGTGCATGTTCTCCCATGCGTTGGCTACCAGCTGCTGCAGCGGGGCCAGCCGGTCGATCTCCAGCTCCGGCATATCGCACGCATCGGCGCCGTGCAGGTCATCGAGGCAGCTGACGCCGGTCATGGCACCCAGCATCTCGGCCAGCTCGGTGATGCTCATCCCCGCCTGCTCTGCGACCTGCTCTGCGCTCACGTCCGGGTCAGCCATGAGGCGTTGAACCTTGCCCCACTGCTCCCTCCATTTCGTGGGGAACTTGATCGTGTGGCCCTTATCCCGGAACCAGTGCAGGATCTCACCGGTGACGAATGGGCAGATCACCGTGGAGATCGCATAGGGCTTGCCATTGGCCGGGTTCACCCGCTCCGGGTCATACCGCCGGCAGCCGCGGATCAGCCCCACATAGGCGACTGCTTCCAGGTCGTCGTAGGGCTGGCCGGTCTTGCGATGGAACCGCCAAGCTGCCTGCCGGGCCAGGCCAAGGTTCGCCGCGATCAGATCCTCTGAGCCAGCCGTAGGCGCCGGGAACCCGGTCACAGTGTCAGCCATCGCCTGCGGCTCAGCGCGAGGCTTGCGGCGGCGCGTGGGGGTTGTGGTGGTCATCGGAACCCCGGCACAGCCGCCAGTGGCCGGGCAGGCTTGCGGAAGGTGTCGGCATCAGCGAACGGATCCATCGCAGCGGTGTCGCTGCTGTGGCCGTAGTGAGCGGTGCTGACGCGCATAGGGCCGGTGCCGGCGATGTAGTTGATCGCTTGGGTGGTGCTGTCCACCAGATCATCGTGCGCAGCGCTGGGGAATGCCAGCAGCTGATCAACGTAGGTGCGCAGCCATGGCGCACCCTGCGGCAGCCAGACCCGGCCCTGCTCGAACTGTGGCGCCGCGGCATTGGCCCGGGCCGCCTTGCCCCCGAGGGGCCGCACAGCGCGGATGCTGTAGCCGGCCGCCGTGCGCTTCAGGGTGTCGATCACGGCCGGGCCGTTGGCGGCATCCTCCACCAGCAGCTCCGCAAAGCGCCAGCGCTGCCAGGCGCCTTCGATCGCGGTGACGGTGGCCGTGAACCCCATCCGCCGGTGCGTGATGTCAAGCAGGTAGAGCCCCTCGGGCCGCTGTCCCCAGATCGTGAGCGCGACGAAGTCGCTGTTGCTCGCGTCCTTGAACGTGCAGTCGATCGATGCCAGTAGCCGGGTCCAGCCGGTCGGCGGCAGCTTCTCAGGGTCGAAGTACCGCAACCATTCGCGGGTGAAGATCGCGCCACCGGCCAGGGTTGGCCGCTGCTGATAGAGCGCTTGCCACCAGCGGGAAGCGGATGAGGCGCGGATCTGCTCCAGCCGGTCGAGGGGGAAGCGTTCCGGGCATAGCGGCTCACCAGCCTGCCGCCAGTCGGGGATCACGCTGCAGGAGGTCGGCAGCGCCAGCGACTGCTCACCGGCGATGGCCGGCAGGTCCACCACGGTCCAGGCTTCAGGCCGCTCGGTGGTGGCCTCGCGCTCCAGCAGAAAGCCGGTCAGGTCGTCGAGGTGCCAACGGGTCTGGATCACCACCTGCGCCGCGCCAGGTTCCGCCCGTGTGGCGAACACCGAATCCCACCAGTCTTGGGCCCGTTGCCGGTATGTCGGGCTGTCGGCCTCCTGCGCATCCTTCACCGGGTCATCGACGATGCCCAGGCTGTAGCCCCGGCCGGTGGCACCACCGCCGACACCCACTGCCCACATGCCACCACCGCCGGTGGTGTTCCAGCGGTTGGTGGCTCGGCTGGCCGCATCGAGGGTGCCGCCGTTCGCCTGGTAGTAGGCGCGGGCTTCGCGGCTGAAACCTTCGGCCAGCTCAGCGCCGTAGCTGGCCAGGCCCACCCAGCTGGTTGGATGCCGGCGCAGGTAGTAGGCAGGGAACAGGCGAGAGGCGAGCAGGCTCTTGGTGTGCCGCGGGGGCAACATGATCACCAGCCGGGTCAGGGTGCCGTCTGCCACCTGCTGCAGCAGATCCACCAACACATCAACGTGCCGGTAGAACTCAAACGTCGGCGCGACGATGCGGATGAAGTCGCGGAAACTGCCGACGATGCCGCCAGAGGGGCTAGCCATGGCTGCCAACTGCTGCCGGCAGGCCGCGGCAGCAAAGGCGGTGCTCATGCGATGGTTTCAGGCTCTGGATGCTCGCCGACTGATGCGAGCCGAAGCATGAGCTCACGCTTCTGTTCAGGCGTCAGGGTGGACTGCTCGATCGTGGTCACCGTGCGCTCCTGACTGCGCTGCACTGCCCGGCGCTCAGCGGCAGCATCGGACCACACTTCACGCAACTTGGGGTGATGGGTGAGATACCAAGTGATGGCGTTGACGTTGCCGTTTTCGGCTTGTTCGTGCAGGTAACCGAGATAACGGCTGTTGACTTTTGCAACGCCTGATTGCGTGATCCGGCGAAACCGATAGTGCAGAGAATCGGGTTCGGCAGTTTCTGCAGCTTCCAGCCAGCGCTTCCAGGTGCGATCTGACACGTCAGCAACGGCCCTCACCATGCAGTCGGGCAGGCCGCGACTGCAGAGCTTCTCAACCTCAACCAGGAGGTCTTCGGTCAGCTTGGTCGGCCGGCCACCAGCCACGGGGATCACGGATGCAATGCAGGCAGCTTAGCCCATGCGGTTGTGAAAGCACAGTGCTGCGGATCACACGGCCGGTTCGAGGCTCACATCCACGCCTTCTTCCGATGGGTTGAGCCGCAACCAGACGCCGCCGAGGGACTTAGGCATCACGATCTTCTCGACCGCCCAGCCGGCACCATCGCGGAACTCTTCCTTGTAGGTGCCGGTCTGAACGTGCCAGCGCTGCGCGATCCGTTGGCGGCCGGTGCTGGTGACGCGATAGCAGGGGTGAGCGACGATGCTGCGCTCATGGTTGTGGCCATTGACCAGGATCGAGGCATCAGGAGCGATGCCGGCATAGCGACCACCACCGAGGGTGCCTTTGGTGATGATGCCGCCCCAGGCGCCGTGATGGAAGAACAGGGCCAGCCGGCGGGTGCCGGATGAGCGATGTTCGCCGGGTCTGTGGAAGGTGAACCAGATCCAACCTTGATAGCGCATGTGCTCGGTGACGGCCTTGTAGCGATCACGAAGCACGCGGGTGACGTTACCGAGCGGGTCGATTTCCTGATTGTTGATCACGGCCGTTTCATGGTTGCCATCGGAGACCATGAGCAACGTCTTACCGAATGGCGCCAACCACTCGGCAGCTTCACTGAAGACCAGATCGAAGTAGTTACTACCGAGATGCTCGGGCATGATGCCGCCCTTGCTGCCACGCCGATCGCGTTTGCCTTGCATCAGGCAAAGCACATCACCGAAAAACAGCGCATGACCACCAGTGCCTTGAACCTGTTTCAGATGCTTGCGTAGCAGATCGCGATCACAGTGCGGGTTATCGAGGTGAATATCGGAAGCGAGCAGAAACTGATGCGGTGTGCGTTTGGAGTATGGGATCCGAATCTCCAGCAGCTCGGGGCTGTGACGGAGTAGCTGCAGCTTTGAACTCGTCACGCCGTTGTAGCGGTTGCCGCAGTTTGCCGGAAAGCCGGCGCTGCAGTGCTGTTACGGCTGTTACGCCACTGTTACGCCGGGCGTAACGCCGGGATCCACTGCGCCCCAGCGGCTCTGCCCCCCTTGTTACGTTTGTTACACCTATAAAGGTAGAGATAGTAGTAGTAGAGCGTTTCCCCTTTCGTAACCAGGCGCATGGGTTCACATGCCTACGCGCACGTCTAGGGGGCTATGTTCCGCTGAGAAACCGTAACAACGTAACAACCCAGTCCCTGACTGCGATCTGCTGCGTTACGCCGGCCGTTACGGTTACGATCCGGCCGCTGGAATCGGCACTGAAACTGCCCGGCTGGCACCAGCGAGGCCACGGAAGCGCATCACACCGGCCCGCTTGGCGCCTGGCAGCCTGCTGAGCACCGTCGCCCAGCTCTCGGTCCATGGCGTGCCGTCGAGGATGCGCCGAAGCCCCTTGGCGGTGTTGCTGATCAGGAGCAGGTCACCTTCGACCTTGATGCCGGTGCGGCCGAGGTGCGCTTCGGCGCTGTTGCTGCCGATCTCCATGCTGGTTGCGCTGCCGCGGGCGAGCTCCACCAGCTCCCAGGTGGTGCGCATGTAGCCGTTACCGCGATCACCTTCGACCCGTAGCTGATGCTGCAGGATGTGCTGCAGGCAGCGATCCTCATCCGGCTGCTCGGCTGCTTCGCGGTAATGGCTCCAGTCGTTGCCATCGATGAGATCAAAGGCGTCGGCTTCGGTAGCGGGTCTGGTGTTCATCAACGACCAGGCGCCAGCTAGCAGGGTGCCGTATTGATCACCTTGACGCTGGCTATCGAAGCGATCGGCAGCAGCGCGGCGGAAGATGGCGATGCTGTCGCGGATGACAGGAATCAACGCGACTGATCGCAGCATCATGCGATGGCCGATCTCGGGCGTGATCAGTGTGGTCAGGTCTTTATCGAGATCGGTCCAGTGCGCGGCGCGTTGATCTTTCGGCAGAAATGATGGGTTACGCAGGGTGAGCTGCGCAAAGCGGCTGGAATCGGCGCCCTGCTTCAGTGCGGTGGAGATAGAGCACAGCAGGAACATCGAGCGGATCACGAAGCGCTGCGCGGCGCCATCGGCACCACCACGACCGACGAAACCGCGACCGGAGCTGCTGGCGACGCGGGCGAGGGCCAGGATGTCTTGGATCCGTTTGCGGTCGGCCTGCTCGTTGGATTCGGCCTCATCCATGATCACGGGCAGGGCATCGGCGCGGAGCTCCTGCCGGATACTGGCTTCGCTGGTGCTGCCCTCGGGCCAGAGCGCGAGGCTATCGAGCAGGGTGCCTAGGAAGCGGCTCAACAGCGCCGACTTGCCGGAGCCGGCGCTGGCCGTGAGCCAGATGTGTGGCCGCCAGGCCAGGCTGCCGCAGATTGGCGCCAGGGCCGCCCAGCCGGCAATCAGCAGACCGGATGCGGGCACTTCCCACAGGAACCGAGAGGCGATGTCGAGGATCTCGGCACCTTGATGATCGGTGAGCGGTTCGAGGTCTTCGGGCAGGTCGATCGATACCAGCCGCTGGTAGTTGAACCGCGACGGCGGCGGCTTCATCACGCTGTGGGTGATGCCATCAACGATCAACCGATCACCGAGGTGCAGCACGGAGCGACCGTCATCCCACCAGGCGCCACGACCGCGGATGCGATCGGGCGAGAAGATGCCGGCACGGGCCTGATCCATGAACAGCGACGCCTTGGCCGAGGTCCAGTTGACGCCACCGCTCCTGCCGGCTGGATAGAGCGCTTCCCAGTAGCCGGTTACAGGGTGCAGCGCCAGCAGGTGGGTTTCGGTGTGGTTGCCGCGGCTGATTCTGGTGATCTGACCGGTGCTGCTGGGCTGGTAGTAATAGCTGCCATCATCAAAGCCGAGGCAAACGAAAGGCCGCTCCCCCACCGGCGGCATGGCAGCCGCAGGCGCATCAGGTGCAGCAGCAGGCGGCTGCGCTGGAGCTTCGATCCCCTTCGCCCGATCCAGGGCCTTAGCCGCCTTGACCGGCGACCAGCCTTCAGCGAGCGCATCGGCAAGATCCCAACCCTCCGCCAGGGAAACCGGCGGATCCAGCACGCGCACCGTGCAGCCAAGGATGAGCAGCCGGCTGGCGAGCTTGGCCATCGCCTCACGGCCGACGGCATCTGCATCAGGCCAGAGGGCAACGGATCGCCCCCGCAACGGCTGCCAGTCGGCTTTATCGAGTGCCTTGCAACCCGATGGCCAGGTAGCGACCGCATGTGCAGGGAACAGGGCAGCCGCAGCATCGGCGGCTTTCTCACCCTCCACCACCAGCACCTCAGCGCTGGCATCCCGCCGGGCCCAGTACAGCGGCCGTGGTGATGGCGGCGCCTTCCAGCGCCAGGCGGTGCCATCCCACCAGAGCGGGCGGATGCGCTTGCCACCGACAGGATCCGGGAACCGGCAGACGATGAAGTCGGCTGAGTACCGCCAGAAGCTCTCAGCACCAGCCGTCGGCGGTGCAGGCCGCTCGACCGCATGACCCAGGTGCCGCTCGACGGCAGCGCAGGCTTGCTTCAGGTCCCAGCCCTTGACCCGCATCAGCAGGTCAACGCCGGAGCCACCACCACCACGGCCGTCCTTACCGCCGCACTGGTTGCAGTACCAGCCGCCGGGCCCGTCGTCGTTGTCCCAGCGGTAGCGATCGGTGCCCTCGCAGGCCGGGCAAGGCTGGTGCTTATCGGTGAGCTGCTCAGCAGAAAGCCCGCCAAGCTCCATCAGCAGCGAGGGCCAGCGCCCGGCTGCTGCATCAAGGATGGATGCCATGCTCAGGCTGCCGCGGTGGCCTGCCGGTCAGCGAGGATGAGCTGCCGCACCATGGCGGCTCTGCTGATCGTGGCGTCCGTGGCGCGGCGATCGAGGTGAGCGATCAGCTCAGCCGGTAGCTGCAGGGTGATGATCCGATGCCCTTCGGGCGGGCGGCGATACGCCATGCGTTGGCAGTGCTGCGGAAGGTCAGCCACACCCTACCGCCTGCAGCGCTGCAGATGTGCAACAACAGCGCTACAGTATCCACGGAGCCCCCACCCGCTCCCTGCCGCATCGCGGCCGGGTCTGATCGCGGACTGCCAGCGGCTCTCCAGCCGGCAGCAAGCGGGGACGGTTCCACCCCATGCGCTGCGGATCAGCAGGGTTGCGGTTTTGCAGCGGCAGGCGTTAGGGTTGAGCAATGCGGAACAAGGCCGGTCGCCACCGGCCCGCTCCTGGCCACTGCCAGTCCTTGCGGTCACCACTCGACCGGCCTGGTTGCCGGTATTTTTCCATGCTTAGCGCACCAACGCGCAAAAAAGGCGAGCGACCCGGAAAGTCAGGGATTACGCCATGCAAGCACTTCCTGCTCAATCGATTGCTGGGCAGGGAAATGGGCGTCCTCAGTCGCGGCATGCCTCCAGTGAAAGAGGCACTCCTGTATGACCTGACAGCCGGCGATGGCGTGCCCTATGTCTCTGTAGAGCAGGGCGAACTTTTACTCGAGGCAGCCTTTGGCGACGGCTGCTCTCCTGGGATCTTCCTGCGTCATGCGGACTGGTTGGTGCAGCGCGGCAGGCTACCTGTTCGGCTGACTGGCTGTGAAAAGCAGGTCATCACCCACTCTGAGCTTGTAAAGAACACGTCGCGATGGCTTGCGGCCAATGACTGGAAAGAGTATGCCCGAGGGGTGCATGCCAAGGGATTTGGAGAAGTGCGCTACTTACATGCCAATGCACAAGAGCTACAGCCTCCGCTAATCAGTCGAGATGCAACCTGCTTTATCTACAACGATCCCAACCACATTGAAGATTGGAGTCTAACACCTGATTTTGTGCGTAACTGCCCAAAGTTCACCACGTCGCTTTCAACGCTTGGCTGCAATGTCGGCGGATTAAAGCGTATTGATGAGGAAAAGCGTCGTGAGTGGTTCATGCGAGTTGAAGTGCTGTGCGAGTCGCTGTTGCAGAACTGGCACGATGCCTGCCTGTTCTCTGTTGGCGGCGCTGACCAGTGGGCTTACCTGATCACGGCGCCCGCCAAATGGCGAGACGAGATCACTAGCGAGTGCCTGCAAGCGGCGCGGAAGCTGAAGAAAAAGATCACAGCGCCGCCGCAAGTGGTATGGCGCAAGCAGGATCCAGGCGCGTTTTATGAGCTGCAACGGTTCCTGTTCCTGACGCGCGATGAATTTAACCGTGGAGTGGAGCTGTGATGGATTGGGCTGAGATTCTCAGGCACTACGACGAGATCACCGGCATCCATCCGGCGGCTGATCTGTTTCCAATGGTCGAGGGCGATGAACTGCGCGAGCTATGCGCCGACATCAAGGAACGCGGCCTGCAGCAGCCGATCGTCATCTGGCGTGACGGCACCGTGCTTGATGGCCGCAATCGCCTAATGGCCTGCTACCGCACCAATCAGGAGGTGGTGCTTGAAACTTACGCAGGCGACGACCCGGTGCAGTTCAGCCTTAGCGCGAATCTGTACCGGCGGCACTTGAACCCTGGCCAAGTTGCGGTTGTGGCGCTGAAGGTGCGTGAGCTGCTGCAGCCGGCGGCGAGGGAGAGGCACCGAGAGGCGGTGATTGAGAGCAATAGGGCCAGGGCAAATGCTCCAGTTAGCGCCGATCGGCGCTTTATGGATCCGACTCCTCCTGCCCCAGTCCTGATTGAGCAATCGGCAAAGCAAGCGGCATCTGAGCAGCGCAAAACAACAACTCAGGCGGCAAAGATTGTTGGCGCTGCGCCGCGCAACGTGGAAAAGGCCGCCCGTGTTGAACGGTCAGCACCCGACCTTCTGCCTCAAGTGCAGGCCGGCACCATAGCCCTGGACAGGGCGTACCGGGAAGCCCAGCAACGGGAAAGGCAGCAAGCCGCTAGCCAGCCCCAGCCCGAAACTCCCAAGGTCCAGGAAGACACCACCATCACTCTGCTGGATCACAAGGGTAACCCGTTTGAGTATCCGAAGCCGAAGGGGAAGGCCACCTTCAACCAACAGAAGGGCACCGAGATTGGATGGGCCATGTGGAGCTGGAATCCGGTCACTGGCTGCAATCACGGCTGTAGCTACTGCTATGCCAGGGCCATTGCCACCAGTCGTGATATGGCCGCCTATTACCCGGCAGGATTCACTCCATTATTTCACCACGAACGACTAGAGGCCCCATCCAACACACCAGTCCCGGCCCGCGCCGAAGCGGACCCGGCGCATGGTCGCGTGTTTGTATGCAGCATGGCCGACTTGTTTGGTGCATGGGTGCCACAGGAGTGGATTGATCAGGTGGTAGCTGCAACAGTAGCCAATCCACAGTGGGAATACCTGTACCTAACGAAGTTCCCGCAGCGTTACGACCGCTTGCAACTTCCCGCTAGCGGCTGGATTGGTGCATCTGTAGATGAGCAGCACCGAGCAGAGCCGACACTGGCCGCCATGCGCAAGGTGTCGGGAGTCAAGGTCAAGTGGCTTTCGCTGGAGCCATTGCTGGAGCCGATAAAGTTCTCCACATTAGAGGGCATTGACATGATCGTGATCGGTGCTCAATCGGAGAACATTGGACAAAACCAATCGTTTGCCCCGCCGTTCGAGTGGGTGGCCGACTTGGTGGCTACCGCTCGCCGCGATGGCTGCAAGGTCTGGCTTAAGACCAACCTGCTTGGCCAGGTCAGTGGCCAGTGGCCCGGAATGCAGATGATTCAGGAGGTGCCGATATGACCACCCGCAAAGACGCAACACGTCGGTTACTGCAGATCACGATGAAGCCTGACTTCTATGAGGCAGTGCGGGAATACTGCTCTGGGCTAGATGTGCCGATGACAATCTGGGCCAGGGAGCTGATGAAGCGGGAGCTGAACCGTGATTGAACTCCGCCCCTACCAAACCACCGCCGTATCCAGCATCCGCGCCGCCCTGGCCGCCGGCCACCGCAGCGTCCTATTCGTGCTGCCCACCGGCGGCGGCAAGACGGTGATCTTCAGCCACATCGCCCAGCAGGCGGCCAGCAAAGGCAACCGGATCTGCATCCTCGTTCACCGTGTCGAGCTGCTGGAGCAGGCCAGCGCCAGCCTGCAGGCACTCGGGGTGCGGCATGGCCTGATCGCTGCCGGCCGGTCCATGGACCTATCAGCACCGGTGCAGGTCGCATCCGTGGCGACTCTGGCGCGGCGATTGCACAAGCTGAGCCCTGAGCTGTTTCAACTGCTGGTGGTGGATGAGGCGCACCACAGCAATGCCGGCACCTGGGGCAAGGTGCTGGGCCACTTCCACCGCGCTCGGGTGCTGGGGGTGACCGCTACGCCCTGCCGCTGTGATGGCCGGGGCTTAGGCGAGTGGTACAGCGAGCTGATCTTGGGCCCCACAGCCCAAGAGCTGACCGATGGCGGCCACATCGCGCCGGCACGGGTGCTGGCCCCGCCGGGGATCAACTTCCAGGGCCTGCGCAAGCGGCTGGGTGACTTCGATCTGAAGCAGGCCGCCGATCTGCTCGGCACGGGCCAGGCGATGGGCAGCCCGCTGAGCCACTACCGGCAGCATCTGGAGGGCCAGACGGCGATCGCTTTCTGCTGCTCGGTGGCACATGCCGAGGCGGTGGCCCGGCTGTTCAGTGATCACGGCATCCCGGCGGCGAGCATCGACGGCACCATGGATCCAGCCACCAGGCGCCGGCTGCTGGAGCAGCTGGGCAGCGGTGAGATCCGGGTGCTGACCAGCTGCGCCCTGATCGGCGAAGGTGTGGATGTGCCCAGCGTGGCCGGCTGCATCCTGCTCCGGCCGACCCAGAGCCTGGCGCTGCATCTGCAGATGATCGGCCGCTGCCTGCGCCCCCAGCCGGGGAAGGTCGCGGTGATCCTCGATCACGTCGGCAACACCCTGCGCCATGGCCTACCGACTGATCCTCGCGACTGGAGCCTGGAGGGCGTCAGCAAGCGTCAGCGTGAGCAGGCCCCCAGCGTCAGGGTGTGCCCGGCATGCTTTGCCGCAATGTCAAGCCGCACGCAGCAGTGCCCCGAATGCGGCCATCAGTTCGTGCCCGAGCGGCGCGAGCTGGAGCATGTAGAGGGTGAGCTGCAGGAGGTGATCGCCCGCCAGCAGCGCCGCGCTGAGCAGTCAAGCGCCCAGTCCCTTGCCGACCTGATCGCCATCGGCCACCGCCGCGGCATGGCCAAACCGCAAGCCTGGGCCCGGCACGTCATGGCTGCCAGGGAAGCGAAGCGAGTGCGCAGTGGTCCGGTGCGGGTGGTGGCGTGACTCTCCGCCTGCTTGACACCTTCAGCGGCATCGGCGGCTTCTCATTGGCCGCCCGCTGGCTTGGTGGCTTTGAGACCGTCCAGTTCGTTGAGCGCGACCCCTACTGCCAGCGAGTGCTGGCGAAGCATTGGCCCACCGTTCCCATTCACGATGACATCTGCACCTTCAATCCAGAGCGCGGATCAGCTGACGTTGTTGTCGGTGGATTTCCTTGCCAGGACATCTCAACAGCAGGCAAGCAAGCCGGCATCAAAGAGGGCACCCGCTCCGGCCTCTTCTATGAACTCATCCGAGTCGTTCGCTTGGTGGAACCCCGCTACATCGAGCGCCGTGCCTGGCGGAAGCTGGCCCGTGAGATGCCACGAATGCTGGGCGGGTTCAGCGCGGACAACCTCTATGCCCTGCTGGAAGACCGGGAACTGGCCGAAGAGATCGCCAGCCGCTACAGCCAGCCGATTGGCGACTGGCGGGTGCGTTGTGTCGAGATCGGCGAGGTGTTCAGCAGCTGCGGTGCGGTAGCTGCCGCCCATCACGTCACGCAAGCCTGTATCAGCCTGGCGATCCGCCAGCGGCGAGCGGTAACGGCACTGGGGCTGACGTTTGAAGCGCTGCGGATCTCGGCAAACTGACCCAACCGCCGTGATGTGATGGCCTGGGGCGAATGGATGTGCCCAACCCTCGGGCCCGAGCATCACCTGATGTTGGAACGCGAGCGCCGGGCAATCGAGGGGTATGACCTGCCAGAAGCTCGGGTGATGCTGCGCCACATGGCGGACCTGATGCTGCGCCAGGAGCTGATCATCCGCGGTGCGACGCGGCGGATTGCCGAGCTGGAGTGCCGAGAAGCCCTGAGCGGCAACCTCCCTCAGTAGCCACATCGCCATGGCCCGCCGGGGCAAGGATTTCTACCGGGGCATCGACTTCACCCCACCTACTGCTGCCGCGGTAGCCGCTCGCCGTGCCCTGGATCGCCGGCAGCAGGCGCCGCCCTCCCAGCGGGGGATGACGCCGGTCGGCCTGGCCCGTGCCCGGCAGCTGGCGAACCGGCAGCAGCTCAGCCCTGAGACGGTGGATCGCATGATCAGCTATTTCGCCCGCCATCAGGTCGATAAGCAGGGCAGCAGCTGGGGCAGCTACGGCAAGGGCCGCCAGGCATGGGACGGCTGGGGCGGTGATCCCGCCGCCGCCTGGGCCCGTGGTGTCGCCCGGCGGATGGATGCAGCCGAGCGCAAGGCAGCAAAATGAGCGCTGCAGTTGCGCAACCGCAATGGCGAGTGAGCAGACGATCCAGCAGCAGATCCGCCTGGCCTGCAGCCGTGGCCCGATCCGGCTGTGGCGCAACAACGTCGGCCGCCTGCTCGATCAGCAGGGCCGCATGGTGACGTTCGGTCTCTGCCCTGGCTCAGCTGACCTGATCGGGTTCCGCACCGTCGTGATCACCCCCGCCATGGTCGGCCACCAACTGGCGGTGTTCGCCGCGGTGGAGGTCAAGGCACCCAAGGGCCGGCCCACCCCCCAGCAGAGCGCCTTCCTGGAGCATGTCACCGCCGCTGGCGGATTGGCCGGTATCGCCCGCAGTGTGGAAGAGGCAGAGGCGATTCTGCAGCAGCCGGAGCGCTAGCGAAACAGGGCCGGTACGCTGCCACAATGAAAGTGTCCATTGGCTCGCATCCTGCTCTTCGCTTTGCATTCAGCAATGGGCCAGAAGAGCCGACACCACCGCCTATGGGACTGCCTGAAGCGCCGCGATTGATGGATCAACAACTGGTAAGCGGCTTCATGGCCATGGGGGCCTTATGCAGCTACTGGCGCGGCCGCAGCGAGCTCTCAGGTAGTCAGTTGTCAGCCATCGCCGCCTACGGGCTCGGGCAAGCCGGTTGGCTGGATTCGTCCATGGTCAGCCGCATCGAAAATGCCCGCCAGGCCAGAGGCTGCTCTCTCAAAAACCTGCTGGCGTTCGATGCAGCCAATCAGGTGATCTGGACCTGGCAAACCAAAGGGCAGCAGGCAGCATGGGCCCGATGGGGGCCCCATACCGTCTGGGCCGTGCGCGATCAGTGGCTGCAGGAGGCGATCTGGCTGCCGGTGGCCGATCAGCCGGAGCATCCGCTGGAGTTCGAGGATTTCGCCGCGGTACTGGTCGGCCGCTCCGAGCTGCCCTATCTGGGCACCGTGTCACTGGGCCAGGGTGACGCCGCAGCAATGAGCGACCGGTTGAGCGACCTGCTCAATGCCCTGCTCACCGCCACCGGACTGGGCCCGCGAGAGGCCCTTAAGGCGCTGCTGCTCGCCTACCCCACCAAGGATCCCGACCGCCAGTCACGCCTGATGGCCCTGGTAATGGGCAGCGGCCAGCTGAGCCGCGATGAGCTGGAAGCGGAGCTCTACGCCCTGGCGGAAGCGATCAGGTCGCTGCGCGATCTATCGCCAGGCGGCTATGGGCCGGGTGATCTAGCAAGAGAGTTGTCAGCAGGCCAGCTGCCGAGCGGCTAGCGACCCACTGCAGGGTGTCACCGATCCATAGCTCGCAAGGCAGCAGGCCATCATCGGCGAGGCACAGCAGCCGCCAGACGGTATCCGCCTGCTCAGCGTTGGCAACGAAGATGCGGGTTGCCATAGCTCCCGAGAGGGGTAAGGGGTAGATAGTACAGGCGTACGCAAGCTGCGCCGATCCGCCTTGCGCAAATCATGCCATGCCCTGATGCGCTGCGGTTTCGCAATTGCTACGCTAGGATTCTGCAAGCCACCACCACCACCAATGGCAACCACCACGATCCCGCCAGGCTCAGCGCTGGCGACCGCTACCGCTGGGACCAGTCTCAGCCTGCAGGTCAGCTCTCCTGATGATCTGCAGCGCCTGGCCCGCTTGTTTGCTGCATCCGGCCTCTTCGGCCGCGGTGCCAACCCTGACGCCTTGATGGCCGAGTGCGCCATCAAGATCCTCGCCGGCATGGAGGCAGGCTTCGGGCCCTTCGCCAGCGCCGCAGGGGTCAGCGTGATCAACGGCCGCCCCGGCTTCGGTGCCAACCTGCTGGCGCAGGCGATCAAGCGCCACCCCATTTACGACTATCGGGTGCTGGAGAAGACCGATCAGGTCTGCCGGATCCGGTTCCTTTCCGGCAAAGAAGAGCTGGGCATCGAGACCTTCACCATGGCGATGGCCGAACGGGCCGGGCTGATCAAGGCCGGGCCCTGGCGCCAGTATCCCGAAGCGATGTTGTTCGCCCGTTGCCTGTCAGCCGGCATGCGCACCCACTGCCCCGATGCCCTCGGTGGTGCGCCCGCCTACACCCCGGAAGAGCTGGGCGCACAGGGCCAGATCGATGAGAACGGCGTTGTGATCGCCACCGTCATCGAAGAGCCCCGGCACGCCTCACCCATGCTGACCACCGTGGAGCAGCTGGCCCCGGCTGCCGAGAAAGCCGCCTTTGCCCGCGGCCTGACTCCCGGCGGCCTTGCTGCCTTTGTGCAGGAGGTCAGCAACGGCGAGAGCACCGACCTGGCGGAGCTGCCACTGAACCACCTAGCCCGGCTGGCCAAATCTGGTGTCAGCCCCGAGACGGTCGAGCGCTGCAATGCCGCTGCTGAGGCTCTGACCGAAGTGCCACTCGAAGATCCCGACGACCTACCCGCAGCCTGGGCCGCCTCTGCGTGACCCTGGCTGCTGCGATTTCACAACCACAACACTTCAGATGAACGAACTGATCGCCCAACTGCTCCGCTCCAGTGTCCACCGCTTCATCGGCCGCCTCGGTGCCGACCCGGAGGTGCGCTACTTCGAGTCCGGTTCTGCAGTTGCAAACGCCAACATCGCCATCAACAGACCCGGCGCCAAAAAGAACGATGGCCAGCCCCCCGACTGGATTCGCGTGGAAGTCTGGGGCGAGCAGGCGCA